ATGTGCGGACGATTTGCCCAATCACAGACACGCGAAGAATACCTAGCTTATCTTGCAGAAGAAGCTGAGCGGGATATCGCCTATGATCCAGAACCAATCGGCCGGTACAACGTGGCGCCGGGGACTAAAGTTTTGCTCCTGAGCGAACGAGACGAACAGCTGCACCTCGATCCGGTTCACTGGGGTTACGCACCCGGGTGGTGGGATAAACCGCCTCTGATTAATGCTCGAGTAGAAACCGCGGCGACAAGCAGGATGTTCAAACCTCTGTGGCAACATGGCCGGGCGATCTGCTTTGCTGATGGTTGGTTCGAATGGAAAAAAGAAGGCGACAAGAAGCAACCCTATTTCATCCACCGTAAAGATGGCAAGCCCATCTTCATGGCGGCGATCGGCAGTGTGCCTTTTGAACGCGGCGACGAAGCTTAAGGATTTTTGATAGTGACCGCTGCGGCCGATCAGGGGCTGGTCGACATTCACGACCGCCGGCCACTGGTTTTGTCAACGGAGGCAGCACGTGAATGGATGCGCCAGGATATAGGCGGGAAGGAAGCTGAAGAGATAGCAGTCGACGGGGCTATACCCGCCGACAAGTTTATATGGCACGCCGTAACGCGCGCTGTGGGTAATGTGAAGAATCAGGGAGCAGAGCTAATCGACCCTGTCACCTGACAACTGGTAGATCTGAAAACCGGGTTGTATAACGTGGCGATAGCATTTCCCGCTTCATCTGCCAGGCAGTCTGGATCCCCTGCCCTGCAAAATACAGAGTTCCCCGTCCGTCTTTCGCATTGAGATGATCGAGAACTTCCATCAACTTCTCGCTGTTCTGCCGTGGAGCGTTGTCGTCGAAGAGGTTGAGCTGCGCTACGCCCTGGCTGTAGAAATCACCAAGCATCACGCCTGCCTTCTGATAACGATGCCCATTTTTCCAGATTGCATCGAGGCATTTCGTCGCCGCGGTGATGATGTCCCGGCTGTCCTGGGTAGGCGTTAGCAGCTTTACCGATGTGCTGTTTCCGTAATAGGGTTCATTCAGCGCAAAGGGACTGGTTTTGACGAACGCAGAGATAAAGCGGCAGTACTGATGTTCACCTCGGAGTTTCTCCGCGGCACGGGATGCGTATAAACATATCGCCTGGCGCATCTCTTCGTAGGTGGAAATCCGCTGCCCAAAGCTGCGACTACAGACAATCTCCTGCTTTACCGGCGCGAACTCCTCAAGACCGAGACATGGCTCTCCGCGCAGCTCCCGCACAGTTCGCTCCAGAACCACATTAAAATGCTTCCGGATAAAACGGATATCGGTATCCGCCAGTTGCAGTACCGTTTTAATCCCCATGGCCTCCAGCTTTTTACTAATACGGCGCCCGACGCCCCAGACCTCATCCACCGGCAGCAAAGCCATCAACTTCCTCTGCCTTTCAAGATTAGACAGATCCACCACTCCTCCGGTCTGTCGCTGCCACTGTTTCGCCGCGTGATTGGCCAGCTTTGCCAGGGTTTTAGTCTGGGCTATGCCGACACCGACCGTGAGGTGCGTCCTGCGCAGAACCGTCTCGCGAATTTCCCTGCCAAAGTCGGTAAGGTCGCGACAATTCCGAACTCCTGTCAGGTCGCAAAATGCCTCATCAATACTGTAAATTTCGCAGCGTGGAGAGAGTTCCTCCAGCGTTGTCATCACTCGGTTGGACATATCGGCATAAAGCTCATAGTTGCTGCTAAACGCGATAATACCGTGCCAGCGAAACATGTCCTTTTGCTTGAAATAAGGCTCGCCCATTTTGACGAAGGGCTTCGCCTCTTGCGAGCGGGCGATCACACAGCCGTCGTTGTTTGACAGAACGACCACCGGACGCCCCTTCAGGTCAGGACGGAAAACAGTTTCGCAGGATGCGTAAAATGAGTTCACATCGCAAAGTGCAAACATCTCAGCCAGCCGATTTGATGATGTAAGTTACGACCCCGAACACATCGAGAGTATCCTCGCTACCAACGACTATCGGCGAATATGCAGGGTTCATTGGGTTAAGCTGAACCCGCGGATGCAGCTGCAGCTTCTTAACGGTAAATTCCCCATCCACAGCAGCAATAACGATATCGCCATGAACTGCTGTCCTTGAGCTATCCACAACCAGAAGATCCCCTTCCCCTATGCCGGCGTCTTTCATGCTGTCGCCGGCGGCTTTGACAAAATACGTCGCACTGGGGTGGTTAACGAGCAACTCGTTCAGATCGATACGTTGCTCAACATAATCCTGTGCAGGGCTTGGAAAACCACATTGCACAAGGTCACTGTACAACGGGATCAGCATGATCTCACGTAACTCAACGGGCGTGTAAAACTGCATAATTGACTCGCTCAGATTAATACTGTTTTTATATACAGTAGTTTTAACAGAGCGACAGATCAATATAGGTTCTGGCTATCAATTTATGTCATTGCCGTAACACATTGATGTAACGAGTAAGGTAAGTCTTAAAGTGTTTTTAGGCCTTAGCTGTTTGATGGTTTTGCGAACAATGCGAGGTTAAAATTTTTCAGCTATGGCAATGCCCTCATAGCGAATTGCTCACCTGCGATCTCTTGCATACGGTTCGCAGGTGAGCAAACTTAACCGGCTGGAAAATATTTATAAATCGTCTTCACTCCCACCCCTATCACATCGGCTACCAAACCAATGTTTTAACTGCTCAGACCAGAAATATCTGGAAGCTTTAGGCATCTTCTTGGAAGATAGACGAGCGCAAAGACGCACACAGCAATGATGTTATGTAGTATTTTCCCCTTGAGTGTGCCTGCTCAAGGGGATTTTTTATCGCCGTATTGTACTGGCAAATATTTGTAAATAGTCTTCACCCCCACGCCTGTCACATCGGCCACACGCGACTGGACAGGCGGTTAGTCCGGTATGTTTCTCGCGCTACTACTGCTTACGTTAACGTCTGGTAATGATCTAGCGGCGCGACGTAAAGCGGCGTTGAAAGCAATTATAGTGACCGGCCGGCGATGGTACTTCACACGGTTAGAATGACTCTGAAATAAATAAACATCTTCTGGATAGCGTTCTCTTCTACGAGCAATCATCGCCTCCACTGGAGGGGTTGATTTAACACGTAGCTCCTTCAGGTGACCCTGTTTTCGTATCAGTATCAAGTCACCATCAATATCATCATATCGAATACTCAGCAGCCTTCCAGCGCTTAAACCCGTGTGAAAAATTAACGCCCACAAGTCAGCCCATGTATCTGAGATGGAAACAAGACTGCTGTTAATAGTTAAAAATTGCTCAAAACTTATTGTTTTCTTACCGTTCACGAACAAACCAAACTGTTTTCAAAGCTGAATGAATTGATTAAGCCAAACGTAACATATCAGGAAAAGTAGTGAAATCTTTGTCTTCAAGTCGCCGGGAGGTACTTGTAGATTGTTTTCACGTCTACACCTATCACATCGGCTACCTGCTGCCGGGTAGCGCCGTTCTCCAGCATTCGGCGGCACCGCTCCACCACTTCTTCAGTCATTACCCGGCGGCGGCCGCCGACTCTCCCCTGCTCCCTAGCAGCGGCTAATCCGGCTCGGGTACGCTCCACTATTAACTCGCGCTCCATTTCCGCCAGGGCGCTCATGACGTGGAAGAAAAAGCGGCCTGCTGGGGTACTGGTATCAATGCTGTCGGTCAGGCTGCGAAAATTCACCCCGCGCGCCTGCAGCTCCGACACGAGCGTAATCAGATCGCGCACGCTGCGGCCCAGCCGGTCAAGTTTCCAGACCACCAGCACATCGCCCGGGCGGAGCCGCCGCAGCGCTCGCTTTAACCCTGGCCGCCGGGCATTCTTCCCGCTGGCCATATCCTCGAAAACCAGCTCACATTCTGCGCGGATCAGCGCGTTTTTCTGTAAATCGAGGTTTTGATCCCCTGTAGAGACCCGTGCATAGCCAATCAGCACGATCTAACTCCTTGAAATAGCTGATTGTAAAAAGCCGCGGCCATTCGCTCAAACCCTCGTTTGGGCGAACGCCTTTTTTGGAGCAAAAAACATGGCCGAACTTAACCCGCCTTTGGGAACGACGACGCCTGAAGTCTTCCTGGATAACGTCAAGCGAGCCGACAAACTGGTTAACGGTCCGGCCGGAACGGTTAGCGACCGCGGTGGTGAACCCCTCGATACCTGGCGCCAGATGATGGCGAAAAACGATGAAGTCAGGCAGAACATCATTCCACTCGGTAAGCAGTACCAGACGCTGGCGGCGGCGCAGGCAGATATCGCGAATATCCCGGAGGGCTCCACAACCTTTGTTCGCAGTATTGACGATGCCTTTCTGGCTATCGAATACAGGAATGTAGACGGGACGTTGACGGCAACAGGCCGAACAATGGACGCAGGCGGCAATATCCGGCAGGCACCACTATCTGTCAACCTCGTCGAATTTACTGATCCGCTGGGCTTTTCTCATTCGCGTATTCGTGCCGATGGCGGTTTCGAAACACCGATGTCGTTACTGGATGAAGATGAAATATCCTCCGGCAATCTCTCTCTTGTTCACGATCCGCATTTTGATGGTGGAAAGTTAATGCTGTCTGATGAGCTGGGGTTTTCCGTTCCGGCGACAGAAGACAGTGAAAACGGTAATGTCGATCCCGGTGAGGTCACGGTTGATTTGCCTCCGCAAACAGCTGCATATGCTCTGCTGTCAAAAATGCGGGCTGCGCTGGAAGATGTCTGCATCATCATTAATTCCGATTCCACCGGCATTACTCAGGATACCGATCCGGTTAACGGTGTATTCAAAAAATGGACCCGTAAGCTGGCGGAGTTCCTGGCCGGGAACTATCCAGCCTATACCGTTAATTATTATTCCTGGATTTCCGGTACCTACAGCAGCCCGGAGACAATTCAGGTCGGCACTGCGGGGAAAACCCTGCATTTTTACAACGCAGCGGTCGCCGGTACGCAACCGCTTTATCTGATGGGACAGTATTTTGAGACCGCGTACGTGCCTCGGCAGGCCGACCTGATTATTTTCAACCACGGGCACAACACAGATAACAATGTGCCAGCCAGCACCCACATGGGGATGGATTTAGCCATTCTCTACACCATGCTGCAACGACACCCCAATGCCGGGGCGATAATAGTTTCGCAAAATCCGCTGAGGGACAGCGATAACGGGACTGTCCGGAGCAACGGTGCGCGTCAGGCTGCAATCACGGCAGGCTTCAGTCTGGTTGACGTATTCCAGTTGTTCCAGAACGCGGGCAAACCATCAGCCTGGTATATGGACAATATTCATCCTAATGCTACCGGTGACGCGAAAATTTTCGACCTGGTTAAAAATCTGTTCGTCTGGCCAGCCAGTCCTTCCCGGTTCATTCCCGGACTGGCAGCAGGAACCAGCTTACTCATGAATGGTGATTTCACCACCTGGTCAGAAGGAATGAATGCGCCTGACGGCTGGACGCTTACAGGATGTACGGCAGAGCGGGACTTCTCAAACGTGGAAAGCGGAGCGTATGGTTTACGCCTAACCCAGACCGATACTGTCGAAACTTACGCCGCCACGACATTACCCGCCGCCCTTGTGAAACGCCTGCGTGGAAAAACCGTTGTACTGGCGGCCAGGGTATTTGTTCCGTCGACATCAACCCGGGGTAACTGTGGAACGGTCCAGATACCTGAGATTTCAAACAACCGGCCCTATGGCACCCCGAGCGGGGGACGTGGTGGTTTTATCTGGAAAGCCACCGTTATTACCGTACCTACAACGGCAACGGCCCTCACGGTTCGGGCAGTACTGGATACAGCAGGCGGAGCTGCGGGTAGCTGGTGCACCTTCGACCGGCTGACGCTTACTGCCGGGACTATCCCGCAGGATTTTTATTAACCGGAGAGTAAATATGGCAACCAGAATTATTAACAGAAATGCCAGCCTGTGGGCTTCACCTAAAGCGAAACTGTCCGTTCCTTTCGCTGGTCCCTGGGAGGGGTTCTTTTCATTTGGTATTGATGCAGCGACATCTGTTCGCAACCTGATTGAGGATAAGCCGGCGCTCTCCGTCATCGGCAGTCCGATATATGGTGGAAACTACATTGAGCTGACGGGTGCACAGGTGGCCTACCTGGCGACGTCAATAAAAAACACAGAGGATATGACCATTGTCGCCTCGGTAATGCCGATGAATGATGCCAGCTCTGCTGTCGTCTCTAACTATCAGTCGCAGCGTGCCGATGGTACCGGTCTGTGCATTGGTACTCAGCTGGGGTTTGATATCAACACACCCGCAGATGGAAACGTTCAGGCCACGTTTAACCATGGTGTACTGGTAAACGGTATTTCGACTGGCGCGAGAGCAAATACTCCTGATGCGCCCATTAACACATGGAGTCTAATTAGCGGGAGGGTAAAAAATTCAGCTCGTACCAGAACGGTAAATAACCTGACGACGGGAACCACCGGGGTGAACAGCCCGGCACTGAATCCAGCGGATTTGGGAGATTTCCTGCGTATAGGATCGGCGTATAACAGCCAGTTTGGTGGGGTGGTGAGAGTTTGCGAGGTCGCAATCCTGAGCGGGTATCTGGCTGACGCCGATTTTGCATTACTGGTACAGCTGATGCGCGCCAGTGCGGCAAAAAAAGGGATTGTGGTATAGATCTAACAAAAAATCCCCGGCAAAGATCCGGGGATTTTTTAGCCCTTTATCACGTTGTCTTGTCACGTCCTCAGGGAAGCTATAGTGGTCTTATTTCACGTGGTAACTGAAACTGAATACAGTACGAGTCAGCTTATTACGCGATTGATAAAATCCCTTCATAGCTCTGAGTGACGAGATCTACCATATCCATTTTTTCGGCCTGAGAGAGTATTCCGCCCGCCCACACCCCTGTCATTGCAATATCCACAGCGCCTAAAAAATCTGACGTGATATAGGAGTAGCCAGCATAAATCGACTTATTCGGAACAGGGATTGCGCGGGCGGTAACAGCGACCTGTTCAGTCGATAACAGCTCACTGTTCGTCATTTTATGAAGCTGAAGCATAGAGTTATTCACATCGAGGAAAACCAGATGGAATTTACTGGTGTCCAGTGGAGTCGCGAGGGTGGCGGTTGCTGTCCCGCTTGACCGCCCCACAATCCCCCTGATTTGAGGAATGGCCGGTTCAAAAACAAACGTATCCCCCTGCGGTTGTACAGCAGAGCCGAGATAGTTACCCATGCCCAGCGCTCTGGTAGTGCTTTTAGGCCGGAGTAACACCATCATGGTTTTAACCGGGTTATCCGTGACTTTCAGATCATAACCCCCCGCACCAACACCACCCGTAAACCAGTACGTGTTGATGACAGGTGCCCCCACTATGGTTGGCTCTTCCCCAAAAATAGCCCCAAAGTTCTGGCTGCCAAATGTGGCAATGCTCGCGATAGACGGCTGCGGATAACTCGATCCGATAATGCAGTCATCATCCCAGACAGCATCAACATTAATAGATAATCCCTGATTAGACATAATTACCTCACAACGTGATTTCAAACATGACGCAATAGTTATCCATACGGATAACCTCGCTATTAAGGGTAAAACTGATAATGTCGCCCTGGCTGTCACGCAGACAGCCGCGCGGCCCGGTCAGGCGGCCAGGTGACTGGCCGGTGGTGCCGCCGTGAAAGGCATACTGAAGAATGGCCCCGGCAGGGATATCCGCTGCCGTTGAGACAGTCACCGCGTCATAACGGATTTTGAGGCTGGTCAGCGGGATAATCTCGCGTGTGTCAGGGTGCAGCAGCCGGAAACCATAATTACCCGGATCAGAAACAATGCTGGTATCAAAGCTCAACCGACCCACAGGATTCATCCAGACAGTAGCGGCGCGACCCTGGCGTTGATGGCTAACCGGCATCAGAGGTTTTGCCGCTTTGCCGTCAATCAGCGCCCGCTTTTCCATCACTGAAATATACAGCCCCTGAATATAGGAGCTGCGGGCAGTGAGATGCGCGCCATCCGTGTAGTCGTGAATGTACATCGGGTTAGTGAGGTACACATTTTCGCGTGTCTGCGCCAGCTCCAGCAGCGCCATCGGAATGGTGGGATAGGCTGTGTTCGGCGTCCGGTTTATCCAGCTGCTGAACTGATAAACAAAAATCGGCACATGGACTTCTTCGCCGCAAACAGCCGAGGCGTGGGCATCGATCCGCTGTTGCATGGTGTCGAAAATAGCCTGATAGTCTGCTTTGGTGGTGCCTTTCGTCTGGTCTGCTTCGCCCTGCATCCAGTACATCGCCACAGGCCGGTAGGTTTTCCCGAGCTCCTGAGCGCGCGCGTAACCATAACTGATATCATCGAAAACTCGCTGCATGTACTTTCCGGGATACGCCGCCAGCACATCAATGGGCTGACCGCCCTCCGCCGGAACAGAACCCAGAATGATCAGATCATCCGGGTTAAAGCCATAGTTCTCGGCAATCATCAGTTCATACCAGCCGCGAATACTGGCCCCCATCGGGGTTTCCCATGCCTGGCCGTTATCGGTGTTTTTATACGTCTCGACGTAGGGAACCAGCTGAGCATGGTTTTCTGCCGAAGTGCCGGAGCCATCCTGTGCCCGTACCCCACCGATAAAACGCAATGCGGTATACAGCGCAGCGATCGTAATCAGCGCCTGAGTATTTACGCCCGCAGCGAGCGATTGTCCGTAACCGATTTTATGGGCAATATCCGGCAGGCGTGAGTAAATGGACTGATTGAAATAGCGCAGGAATTCCGGGGAAATAATCGCTTTAACTTCCAGAGTTTCGGCTTTCAGTGATTTTACCTCTCCATGATTCGCTTCAATTTTCCCCGCAGCAAATGCCCCGCTTTTTTTGATACCCACAGCCGGACGATTTAACGTATCACGCCACGCCATAACGAAATCGCGGAATGTCGCAGTAGAAATGCTGGCGTTGGCTGGTAACCCTAAGATACTGGCAATCGTAAGATTGTTGATCTCAGCCTTCCCTGATTTCAGTACCCCTTTTTTATTAATGGCAAAACAAAGCCGTTTAAGGGTGTCATAAACTGAAACAGCGTTACCGTCAGCCACTACAGATAAAGCGGAATTCCCGATATTCAGACGTGACGACGAGATAATCGACGAAATAAATTCATCCGCTGAGAGCCTTTTTAATTCTGCTTTATTCGCCTTAATCCACCCGGCAAGCAACCGGCCCGCCTCATCCAGCCCTACCGAATAATTTTTCCGTTCATCCATAAAGGCAAAAGACATACCCGCTGGCGCATTCTGGCTGAACGTTGCTCTGATCAATTCAGTCATGATATTGACCAGCTCCTGCGATGGCATTTTCCGCCCGGTAGGTTGCAGCGTCCCGCCGTTATTCATGTACTCATCCGCCAGCGCCCAGACGTCCTGGCTGCGAACATAGGTCGTGGAGCCAACGGGGATATTCGCGATATCTGCCTGCGCTGCCGCCTCATTCATATACTGCTTGCTGAGTGGGATCAGGTTCTGCCTGACCTCATCGTTTTTCGCCATCATCTGGCGCCAGCTATCGAGTGGTTCACCGCCGCGATCGTTAATCGTTCCGGCCGGACCGTTCACCAGTTCGTCAGCGCGCTTGACGTTATCCAGGAAAATTTCAGGCGTCGTCGTTCCCAAAGGCGGGTTAAGTACGGCCATGTTTTTGCTCCAAAAAAGGCGTTCGCTCAAACGAGGGTTTGAGCGAAAAGAGTTAATTAGGGGTTGTTATCGGGTATTACGCGACGTCGCCGGGGTATGTGGCGTCGTCGTATTGGTAGAACGATTCCAGGTATTCTTTAGCGGTGACCTGGCATGTTCCGTCAGACTGCGGGGCGATCTCCTCTACAATGGCGTCGTAGACATGGCGCGTTGAGCCACAGAACACCATGCGGATCGGCTCGATGGTTGCCGACGACAGGTCAACCCGCATGGGATCATCAAACTCGCTCAGGTGCGGGACTGACAGCTGAAACTCATCCACCCTGCTCGCCACCATCAGCCCGGATGCAGAGCCATCCTGATAGCGGATCAGTGCGCGGGGATTTTCGAAAGACCAGTCCAGCGGCTCCGTGACGGTGAACGTTGTCACGCCACCAGCTGTTGACATCGCTTCCACCAGACAGGAAATCGTGTTGTTACCCGGAATATCATCCGTGAGCACGATGCGATCACCCGTGTTGTAGCACAGCGCGTCCAGCTCGGTAGTTGTCTGGAACGTCACCCGCTGCTGCAGGTATTTCATCAGGCGGCGCATCCCGATCTGGTAAGCGTGATCCTGATTCAGTACACCATCGAGTTTGTAGGCCTCGATTTTCACCGGCGTGGGATTGTCCGGCGTCCGGCATTTAACGGTCTCCTCTGCCCAGGTGACGCCGTTGATGTACGTCACGTCGACACCATCAAAATCATCGTCGGACGGTACGGTAAATACGCTCTGCAGCTCCTCCACCATCTCATGCGGAGTGATCACGCCAGTCCAGGGCTTAATCCCCTCACGGTTGACCGTCGCCAGGCCATCGCTTAACAGGAAGCGGGACTTCCCGGCGTTGGCTATCTTCTGCAGCATTTCCAGCGCTGAGATACTGTCGCCGGTAGCGTAATCGAAATACTCTCCCCGTGGCGTCCAGTACGCGGATTCCAGCGCGTCGATGGTGTCGACATCCATCTCCAGCCCCAGCGAGTTCCCGACATGCAGCAGCGCCCCCGAAATAGTTCTGGCCGTTCCGGTTTCATAGGCCCGCGTGGCCACAACGTTTACGCGGCGGTCCGACTGAGCCGCCAGCTTCCCGCCCGTCTCAACGGTCACCGCCATCAGCGACACGCCGGGATAGGATGAAGGGCGCGTCAGCAGTCGCCCGCGCAGTGCCTGCCAGTACATCGAATCCCTGGCGTTGTTTGAGCCCTGTTCATTGCGCCGGCGACAGCGAACTTCCACCAGTCCCGGAGAACTGAGGGTGATCCGCTCAGTGAATCCCAGCCCGTTGACGTTTTTAAGCGCATACTCGCCCTGGTGACTCACCCACCCAGATCCGGAACCGTAGACGCGATACTGAATCTCCCACTCAACATGCCGAAGCCGCTTTTTCCCCTTGCTGTCAAAGCCACAGATGCCGTTCGGGAAGGAGAAATTCACCTCGAATGCATCCACCACTTCATTCTCAGGGCATACGAGGAAAGGCCCCAGCCAGCTCAGCGTGTCGTTAAGGCCAGAAGCCTCATAGTCGATCATCGTCCTGGCGGTGAATCCCGGCCATGACTCATCAACGGCACCGGAAACCAGGCGCTCCACCGTCGCCATCGTGCCGTCAGCTGACACAATCCGGTACTCATTCCCGCGGTGAGCAAGGGAAAGCCGTTGCACCCCCTCCGGCATGCCGGAAAAGGCCGTTCCCGTGGCGCTGTTATAGGCAAGCGTCACATTCGCCGTTACCGCCGGGCTGCCGCCGGTTGATGCCGTGCCGGAGGTGTAAACCGGGGCATCACCGAAAACAGCTGCAGGCAGTGAAGAGGACGTGATCGCCCCACCCGCGAACGGACTGGCCGCCTCGGTTATTAGTACGGTGCCGCCGTTGTCCTGCGCAACCAGGCCGGAGCCAGTAAGTCCCTCGGTGATAGCCGCCAGCAGTCCCGACATCGAGACATAGTTAGCCACCAGCGACACCGGGTAGGTAACCCCCTGCCAGGTGATCGTGAACGTGCTGGCGCTGGTCGAAAAATCGTAGGTGGTCGGGGCCGCACTGGCCTGGAGTTTTGCCGCACTCCCCCCGGCGCCGGGCACTGCAGCCTGACCGGGGTTATATGACGCGATAAACAGATCGTAATCGACAGAGTTAAACCCCAGCGTCACCGGCATACCTACTACCGGCGCGATCTCCGTCAGCAGCGGGCTGGCGATAACACTGTATCCAGCCGCCGAAGTGATCTGGTAGTTCGCCGGGGCTTTCAGTTCGACCACGGCGCCAGCGACCCAACTGGGCGGCAGTGCGTTATCGTTCTCGTCATTATCGTCATCATCATCCGTATCCAGCCCGGTAAACGTTACGCTCGAACCGGATACGGTCATGCTGTCTGCGATAATATCGTCGGCATCCGGCGACGTCTGGGCCATATCCAGCCCTGTACCGGATGATGTCCCACCGACCTCCGTACTGTTGACCCAATTTTCACTGCGCTCATCGCCGGAAACGTCCGCGCCTGGCGGGTAATGGATGCTGCTGAATCCCGGTAGCGTTGAAGCTGGCGTACTGCCAACCCGGATATCGCCATTGGTATAAATCAGATCACCGACACCGAGACACAGCAGCATCTGGACGCGCATTTTCGTAGGATCGGCGGCATCAAACCGGGTAACGGGCTGCACGACATAATCCGGATAAATACGCACGCGCCCAAAAACTTCACGAATGGCATCACCGAGTTTTGCGTTATTCGCCTTTGCCGGGTTCAGGTCGAGACTCCGCCCTGTGGATGAGGTATAGCCGCCCGTATCGATGGTGCTCATCATAAACAGCGAATAGGCTGCAGCGGCAACGGAGATACCGACACCTATCCACGCAATGGTCGCGGCCTCCAGCCCGAAGGGGACCGGATAAAGCCGGACATCACTATCAGGGCGGATAACGCAAGTAGCCCAGTCGCCTGGCGGAATTGACTGCCCCTCAACCTCAACGGTCAGCGGAGGGACATCCCGGTCGGTATAGTTTTCGACATTGGCAACCAGCCAGCTGCGAATGCTCGTAACACCATGCTCATGCGTTTCAAGTGGTTCTCCGGGAAGCCGGGAAGGATAAAAACGAATGGTCATTGCCAGAACTCCACGCGAACAAAGCGCCGCTTAAATCGCGGCAACGGCAGAAAGGTGACGTTCGTTCCCGGATTGCATTCCGCCACGTGCAGCAAACCATCGATACTGACCACGATCCCCACATGGGTGACGGTCGACCCGGAATAGCAGGCCACTCCAGCCCCTTCACAGGGGTCACAACGCTTCAGAGAAAGCATCAGCTTTCTCGCCTCACGGTCGAGGCCACCGCCGTCTTTGGTCACACCTGCAAAATCCGGCCATTCAGGTAGCCCCAGGTCGCGACGTATCTCATTAACAATGCCGAAGCAGTCGAGCTGCGGAAATAAGCGCCCGCCCTTCAGCCAGGTGACTGAACGGTATTTATCAGGGTTAAACATTGGGATTCCTTAGCTGATATAACGCAGTCCGGGGAATACAGGTAGCGTGTAGCGGTAACGTGGCCAGGCTGTATCAAGGATATTCATATAACCCGCGGTAATCTGCGCCTCTGTCGCCGTCCAGTAACCAGACTTGATTTTCAGCGTATAAGGCACTTCCGCAGGGGCCGCTAAATCCGTGGAGATATAACGCCGGTACGTCAGCAATGCAGACAGACGGTTAGCCAGCGCATAGCGGATCGCCGTGGACACAACACCATCGATATTGCACAAGGCAAATTTGAGGTCCTGCGTGCCGTCCGCATTGCGCGCCGGCAGAGCAATGTCTATCGCACAGGCGGTAAACGTTACGGTATCGCCGTTCTCCGTCGTTGCCGTAATATCCTCGTAGCCCTGGCACAGATAATGGACGTCAGAACCAATGGTGATCTGCAGCGTTTCAATGATCACCTCCGGTCCGCTGCTGGCGTAGAGGCGGTTGAGTCTTGTCATGATTTTTACCCAATAAAAAAGGCCACCCGAAGGTGACCTTAAAAATTGGTGTCGAATGTGGGTGTACCCTCACCGGCAGGATCGCTATTCCGCGCTTTATTTCACGCTCCGGCTACGGAGCGGCATGAAGGACTTTCCCACAAATCGACACAAGTGATTATGAAGGTGAAACGGTTTTAATCAAGCCTTGGGCCACTCCTTATTCAGCGCAATATCCAGCAGTGAGCTGCCGACGATCCATTCCGGGTAATTACCCCATGGGGCAGGAGCAAGGGGGCGTTCCCATAATTCAAGCGTCGCTGTGTACTTCCAGTAAATCGGGGCCACCAGTACCGGACCCTGATAAATATCTGTAAAGCGGCATTTGTAAAACTTAATGCCTGCCGGCGTCTGCAGCTTCATCATGAACCATGCAGCCCCGTCAGATAACGCATCACGGAACCAGGACTCAAACGCCAGTCCCTGCGCATCGGTTTCCATAAACCAGGTGATGCTGGCCTGCGTCGGTGTGGACGTATAAGCTCGCCTTTGCCGCGCGCGACCGGTGGTTAACTGGGTTCGTTTTAACGGGCTCACAGGCTGAAATCCGTATCCTTCCTGTAATGGCATAGGGAGGCTGTCATGTGGGTAGTAGATATCAGTCATGCAGTCTCCCGGTAAAGTATCTCGAATAAAATTTCACCATTAACCTCAGGAGGGTATTCATTTCAGAATAAAGCACGATGGAATCGAAGAAATCTCTGATTTTTTGGTTAAAATTAACGAAGATAAAAATCTTATTAAATCGAAACAAACACACAAGGCGATATATTTATCAACTCACCTCAAGAGCTAAAAGAAATCAAAAAAACAGCATTATCAATATATTAATTTTATTGACTCTAATATGAGCTTACATTGTTTCGGCACAGCCCCATATCAAAATAAAAAATGGCGATGCGCCGACAGGCAATATACGTCAATGTGACTGCTTGTTTAAAAGCAACTCCTGAAGAAGAAGCGCAATAGAAACAAAGATCAAAACCCCACAAAAAACAATTTTTGCAAAATCATAGTTAAACACGGTTGTAAGCGTATCATTATTATATAAGTGATTATGCCTATAGGAATAAGTTGTGTAGATATCATCGCATATTTCAAGAATTCCACCGACTATCAAAACAAGCCAAAGAAATGAAAACTTCACTCGGACCTCCTTACGTTTACGTCTCCTATTGAAGATAAGTCCGCCAATAAAAAGAGGAATCATAAAAGCTATAAAGTCTTTAAATGTAAATGTTAACAACGCTTCCATTAATAAGATCCTTGTGTTTTCTTGCACCTACTCAGATTGTTAGACTTACCTACCTAATCAAGTCTCAGCTAATGCAGTTTAGCTTACCTAGGACCGTGTCGTGTATAGTTTCCTTTTAGAGCGTTGCCAAAAGCTCCTTGTGGCATGGTAACCTCCTTTGTGAGTTCACCTTTTAACTGCCTGGAAAGCTGTCGATTATTCTGATTGAGTGTAGCGCTCAACTGCTCCGGAGTAATACCCTGGAGATGAAACTCCTGATTAATCGGCGCGTGTACAGTTGTTTGCCTACGGTTATCGCTGTTAACGTTCTGAACACCAGTACCAAACCCTGTACGCCCCAGAGTTGCATCAAGCGGTTGGCCATTTCGAAGTGCCTCAAGCTGAGACACGCCGATCCGGTTCGTTGATGCCTGGTCGAAGACGTACTCTCCTTTGTGAACAATACCCGCTGGCTGATACTTACCACCGGGGCCTGTGTAACCGCCGGAGGCGAAGCCAACACCTGAAACAGCCTGGATATTTGAGACGATACTGGCAGTCTGCGCAGCGATTGAGGCCATAGCGATGATGTTGGCCGGATAAGGCGCGCTAACTGCACCGCTTGCTATAGCCTGCTGGATTTTCACCATTGAGTCCGCGATAGCGAATGCCTTGCTCGCAGCAAAAGCGACCTTGTAGATTGCCGATTGCTCACCAAACCCCGTTCGCATGATTTCAGCGGTGCTATCAAACAAGGACTGCGTGGCCGTAGATATGATGGTGTTTTTCTGAGCCTCTATGACCTGATTTGCATCCGCTGCACGCTGACGAATAGAGGTCATTCTGGCTTCACCCTCGGCAGTTATTTCACCGGCCTTCGCATAAGCTTCCTCCTGAGCTGCCAGCCAGCGCTGGAGCTCTTGCTGAGCCTGTCCATATTCGTTGATTTGCCCCTGCATCCCCTCAAAAGTTCCTGAGAGTCGCCCTCCTGTGGGTGTCAGGTTTCCTACAACATTACGAACCGTCGAGGGCAATTGCATATCGGTGTTTTGATAAATATCTGCCCGCGTTTTTTCATATTCACCGGGTTTTAGTTGCCCGGTTGCTTTGGCCTTCTCCAGCAGTTCAAGACGGGTTTTAAGCAGATCGTTGGTCCGCTCATCCTTCGTCTTTACCTGTTCCTGCATCTTCCGATAATCGTCCAGGGTTTTTACGGAATTTTGCAGTGCCTCCTGCTGCTTATATGCCTGGAGGATTTCATCTGAACGGGAAAGGATCGACTTCTGGTCAGCGGTGAGCTGCGTTTTAGATTTGAGGTCAGCAATCTGCTGCTCGAACTTGATCCGAGCCTGTGTCGCGCTATTAAGCTTGTCACTGGCATCCAGCTGGGACTGCATGGCAGCAGTCTGCTGGTTTATCTGATCAAGCAGCCGGGTTGCTGCGTCCTCTGTATAGGCTTTTTCTTTGTGGGTCTTAGGCTGCCCAGCTTTTTTGGCCTGCTCAAGTTCCTTTTCTCTTACAGCAATTAGCGCATTGGCCTGTTCGATTGCTTCTTTATTTCCTGAGAAAGCAATTTTTCTGGACTGTGCTCTTGCCTCCTTTAACCGAGCTTCTGCACCGGCAACCCTGTCTGCCGCCAGATACTCCTTATTAATCCAGTCAACGGAATTTTTTACCGCCTTATTACCTTCAATGGTAAGTGTGTTCATCGTGGTTTGCAGATCTAATGCCTGCCCGATAAACCTCATCGTAGGGTCAATTGCGCCACCAAGCGCTACGTTTTGCCTACCCTTATCCGCTGCTGTGTAATAATTTTTGACCTCAATAGCTGCAGCTGTCCACGAATCACCTATTTTCAGGATCTCCCGTCGATGCTTATCAATATCAGCATTCAAGGCGGTGAAATTAGCAGAGTCCTTGTATTGGGCTACCTTTGTCCTTGCCTCGTCATAACTAAAACCAACGTCGATAAGCTTATTTATTGCTTCGCTCGCACCGTCATTAGTCGTTATAAACATACTACTGACTTCATCAATCGCCTGACCAGTCTTGTCAGATATAGCAACCATATTAAGCGCCAGCCGTTCTGCAGCATCTCCGTTAGCGCCAAGAGACGTTGTGGCTATTTTTGTCGCAGCATCAATTTCCTGTCGGTTCTGATAGACGGCATAAGTTAGCAACCCAACTGAAGCAGCTGCTACGCTATAGGGATTAACCAGACCCATGACATATGTGCCAACGCCCTTAATCGCTGGCCCTATGCCGCCAAACATATCTTTGAGCTGACCGCCCTGCTGCATAAGAACCATAAACGGTGACTGCCCGGTAGAAAGACCGACAACAATATCTGTCATCTGAGCAGGGATCATGCGCATAGCGTTGGCAGTCTGAGCTGCAGATTGGCTTGTTTTATCCAATTGCGCCTGGTTTTTTTCCAGGGCATCGCGGGATTCTGCAAGTTTGCTGTTGAGGCGATCGTAAGCCAGGGGCGACAGCATTCCGGATGTTTTAGCTGTATCCAGCTGGCGCTGCTGCTCGTTCAGGCGGCGGAATGCTTCACCTACGGGATCTATTTGGGCTTCAAGACGACGCAGTGCATTTACCTGTTCATCATGTGCTTTTGCAGCGTCGCGCTCGGCTTGGGCTTCGCCGGTGACTTCCCGACGAGTCTCCTGAAGTTTTTTGCTGTAGGCATCATATTGGGAAGTATTAATTGCCCCCGATTTAAAGGCGGTATCGAGTTCACTTTGCTGTTGTTCGAGATTGCGAAGCGCAGCTGCCAGAGGGTCGATTTTATCGAGCATTCTCTGGAATGCATCAGCCTGCGCCTCCTGCTGCACAGCAGCCAGTTTGCTGGCCTTCTCTGCTTCTCGTTGAGCTTGTGCAACACCACTTAGTTCCTCAGTGGTGTCATTCAGCATCTTAGACAGCGAACGAAACTCTTCCTCGTCAATTAGCCCCTTATCGAAGTATTTTTTCAGCTCACTATAGCGGCGACCGACGGTATCAATTGCTGCACCAACCGGATCAATAGCTGCTCGCAATTTATTGAGAGCATCTTTTTCCTCGTCAGTCGCTTTTGTCACTTTGAATATGCTGGTTACAGCCTTATCACCAGACTGAGTCATCTTATCAAGCGCAACGGTAAGGCTGTCAGCCTGCTTCTCTGCCCCGGAGCTATCAAGTACGATCGCAAGGCGGGATGTTTGTTCAGTCATTTACCTTTCTCCGGGCAATAAAAAACCCCGCCGAAGCGAGGTTAGAGCTTTTGAAACTGTTACGCTTTTAATTCATTGACGGTGAAAAATTATTGCGCCGATAATCGCCGCAAAGACCGCCAGCACAACCCCTGCGATCAACTTTACATTGACGTCAGCCAACCTATCACTGGCCTCAGTATCGTCAGCGCTTACTATTGTCTTCGAAGGGGTGACGTCGCTCCCGCAATGTTTGCACTTCACCGCTTCAGCGCTTATTAATTCTGCGCAGTATGAACATTTGACTGAGTTTGCGGATGGTTTGAACTTCTCACCGACCAAAACGATGATGATTCCTGCAATCGCTACGAATCCGCCAAATATCATGTAATTTTGTCGTGAAGACATTAAACCAAGGTTGTTAACTCTGTAGCCATCATCTGTTGATACTGTTACATCCATAAATAGCGCAAAAACAGCGAAGATCACACCTATTAAGATGGCTAGATAACCAAGAATCCTCACACTCCCACCTCATGAAAAAACAGCCCAAATTATGGGCCGGAGTTATTAATTTGTATTAAAATTCCTAGTCAATTTAAAGGTTATTGACTGATTATTTGCATCCATGATATCCAGCACAGCCCCTTTATAACGTATCGTTTTGGACTCAGAAAGGTCGTACTCTACCTCATTAGAAAAAGCGGCCCGAGCCATGCCTCCTTGAAATTCTCTATAACCAATATTAATTTTGTTGCCGACCTTCCCATTGTAGATAAGAGTTTGCTGGAAGGAAGATTGTTGCTCGGTCTGGAATTTTACTTTCGTGAATGGCTTGCCTGTATCACACTTGGTTCCACCATAAATCGTGACAATACAAATTTCGCCGTTCTTCATGAGCTGTATGCTTTGTGTGGGATCATTAACCATGAAGCGGTTAGGAACAACTGCACCTGATGTTCTTTCTACATTAGAGTAAAACTCTGATTTTGAATCCTCTCCAATTTTTACGTAGTCTCCTGCCGGGATCGTATAGACACCGATTGAGCCTATAACCACAGCCTGATTGAAATGAATGGCATCAATGCTAGCATCAATTCCCTGCCTAACCATATCCTCGCCAACGTAGGTTGTTGTTACTGTATTTAGCGGCGGAATACTGATTTGCTTTGTTTGAGGCACATAGTTACGAGCCGGCGTTGTACACCCTGTTAAAAGCACTGCCCCCAGTGCCACTATCAATAATTTGTTCATTTTATGTTTCCTGTGATTACAATCAGAAACATCCTAACATATAGAGGCAGCTAAACAATGATAAGGCTATTTCACTATCGCCCGCCTTTTTTGCTCTTCGGCCCACTCAGCCCTCCAGGCATCATCGAGAGCCAGTATCGCTGCGTCAAACTCAATGCGGTCGATCAGGATGGTGCGCGATGCCAGGTAAAGCTCAATATCGTTCAGGGACAGAGGGAGTGGCACTCCGGCCATTCCGGCATATTTCCTGCCGCGCGATATCATGGCGTAAGCGTTGAGGATCTCCCCAGTGACTGCATCGATTTCAGGCTCTGGAATGGGCGGGAGATTTAGCTTCTCCCTGCGCCACTTTGCTTTCTCACCCTGTTCGCCGGCGAATTCCTTTAGCCACTTTTGGGCCTCTATGGCTTTTTTACGGTTTCCTGAGTCTGCTGCTCCTTACCCTGAGCAATGGCCGCCGCCTCAGCCAGAATAAGCCAGTACAGAGAGGGGTTTTGCTTCAGTAACGCAACACCACGCTCCGGTGTATACGCTACCGCCGTCTCCGTACCATCCACCAACTCCCCCACGCCTTCCCAATCTTTCAGAAGAAAGCGCGCGCAATTGTCGATGAGAAGATCATCAACCGAGTCAATCTCGCCCACACTGGCAAGATCGAAAGCATCCGTACCGACCTGGTAGCTCGCGTCCATTTTGTCGATATGGCGCCGCACCAGCGCATTGCGTGAGCGGTATTGTGGATTCTCGCTACTGGCCACCAGCAGACGGAGTTTAAATAGCGCCTCGTCTTCAGGCGTGAATTTCTTTTTACTTCCTGCTGGCTTTTTGTAAGGGAAAAACCAGCGTTCTCCGTTCAAATCAATTTGAGAAGAAATAATCAGCATAAAGACTCCCAAAAAAGCCCGAGCCGCGATGACTGCAGAACGGGCCAGGTAAATTAAGGCGCGGTAACGATGATTTCAGACGTTGCCGTAAAGGTGCGGGCCTTACCGGTGATGGTTGCAGTACCGGCTGCGTTACGTGTGACTTTCGCTGTTTTCTGCCCGGTAGAAACCACGCTGGCGATAGTCGGATCCGATGACGTCCACTGGACGGTATCAGTTGAATCAGCTGGCGTAAGCGTGGCGGTTAACGTCACAGTAGATCCCACGGCCCCAGTTGAAGTGGCTGGCGCAACACTGATTGCCGTCGCCGGCACTTTAGGCACGCGCGTAATCGTCGGCGGCGTATTGGCCGCGGTGATATCCAGTTGAACCTGAACAATGTCAGTGCTCCCCGCATCCGGCCAGTCGCCGGAGATCTGCACTTCCGGGAAATCGAAGGTATAGGCGCCTTCAGCATTCTCCAGCGTGAAGCTAAACGGCACCGTTTCGCCGGTGAACGTTTTTTTGTAAACCTCCCAGGCAGCCTTTGACCATGACAGCGTGATTTGACCTGACGGGGTAAAGGTTGTCGGAATGTTTGCGCCGGCGAACGCCGAACCGGTACCGATGCAGCGCTGAGTCTGCATATTGTTGTTGAACTGAATGTTAAAGGTGTCGACGCAGAAGCCTGTCCCGCCATCAACACCATTTAGCCGGATGTTCGTGACCTCTTTGAAGGAGTAACGCAGCGCCCCCGCTAAATCCACCGGCGCGGTGAAATAGCTGGTATCGTCTCCTTTCGTCTCCCAGTCCAGCCCTGCAAACGTAATGGTTGCAGTGATATCACCATCGGCCGGGATTTCCATCTGGAAGGTGCCAACCTGGCAACCGCGGGCAATCTGGGCGATCCCCACATCACTGGCAAAGGTCGCCACGGAGAACGTAATACGACCATTACCCATCGTCAGCACGTTATTTACCCATTCGGCGCCGAAACAGCTGGCAAGAAAATCGTCATGCTGATTCCAGCGAAACCGTGTGCCGACATCGCCGCCGACATCCACTGTGCCGCGTGAAACACCCTGCGCCATACGGTCACCAGCGATTTCGTCATTGTCGTTGGTGTTCTGCGTTGGTTTCAGACCAAATGAAGAACGGCGCAGCAGGTTCCACGCCCCTGCTGTTGGCGTGATTCCTGGCGTTGTCTCGCGAATAAACGCGGCTACTACTTTTGCACCTGAGCTCACAGGAGCCTCCTGTTTTTTGTGCGCTACAGAGCGCGATAAGGAATTTGAAGATTGAGCTGTAACCAGCCATCGGTCTCACCCGCCGGCACAGCAGAAACAGCGAAATAACTAAGTTTTCCGTCGTCCTTGAACTCGAATAGCTCCGTTAGCTGATCGGCCGTCCGGGAGATAAGCAACGTCCCGGAGCCAACCGGAACAAACAGCTGAATGATGAGTAAGCCCGTCCTGTGGACGACTGGCCCATCCCCGATCTCGGTTGCGCCAGCCTGTCCTGCAATGTTGGTGAGGCGGGCCCAGATATCGCGGTTGCTGGGGTCAAATACCGGACCATTGGGATAATCCACCGCATCAGAGGCAATAGCGGTCTGTGCCGCCATTCGGGAAATGACAGCGTTTCTGATTTCTGTAAGGGTCATTTGTAGGCCTGAATCACACCATTAAACGAGACGGCATAGACGCCTGTTGGCGCCTGCGTTGAGTGACCATTCTCCAGAGGCACGGAGTAAGGCAGGTTCGACTGAATGTAAATCACCGAGTAGGCTGGCGCCTGGTCAATGATATTTTTGCCATTAAGAAATGTCATTGTCCCACGCGGATCCGGCTCGGTCGGGACGGAGTGATCGGGTTCGCCGATGCTGACAAAATGCGATGCCCTGAAGGTTCCTGCGCGATACTCAGCCGGCCGCCTGATATCCATGCTGTCATTAACACGGACTTTCTTCCTGAGCCTTCCCGTTTTGGTCAGGTTAGCAGGATCGGCATAAAGAGATTCGTTCCATTCCCCAACAGCTTTGTTGTATTGAACCGCGGTCGCGTTGATAGCCCACAGCTCCGGGTTTCCTACCGGCGACCGTTGAACAATTTCATTCAGCAGTTGAATGGCGATTGTCCGCTGGCGTAGTTTGACATCTTCGGCCACCAGCCCGGCGAATGCCGCCGGGTCAATGTTCCAGCCCTTAGCCATATCACGCCCTCCGCAGTTGAATGGAGTACGCAGCGCCAGCAGAGTCGGCAGAAGCGGTTATGATGTCGTAACGCTGAAGCTCACCCGTAATCGGATCCGGCGCCGTGATGAAATGCCCGACTGCCGGCTTGTCGTTCACTTCGTTAATCAGGGCGGTTAATTTCAGGTCACCGTGCAGAATGTTAACGCCATCGATACGGCGGAGTTTGTAACGAGCCAGAACACCGCGCCCTAAATAGGCCACCACCATTTCGTTACCGGTTTCCGTTACCGGATCCCATGCACCACGAACGGTGTAACTGCCGGTGAACGCCTTAACTGCATCCTGCAGATCAGTATCGAATGCTGCGGCAACTTCAGTTTGGAGTTCGTTGCGGATACCCACGGCCTACCTCCTCTATGCCTTTTTCACCAAAACGCTGAAGCGGTATATTGTTAGAAACATATCCGCCAGTAAAAAGGACCAGGACGTTACCACGCAGTTTTCTGGTATAGATTTCGCCATTGCGCTTAACCCGCAGCGGGAGCGGAGCAAACTCTACAACACCCTTTGCCGGGTTTGCGTAAACGACATGTCTGATCGGGTTTCCATTCACAAACACATCGCGAGGACCGAGCCCGTCACCGGCATAATGCACTTCCGGATTTTGCATGTTACCCCCTCACCAGCCGCACCTGTGACTGACTAACGCCATAGGGCTTAAGCATGGCCAGCGCCAGCTGCAGGTCAGAATCAAGCAATGCAGAGCTGTTGGTAGCGAGTTCTGCGAAGGTCTTTGAAACAGAAACGTCATCAGCGTCAACCGTCTTACTCAGCAATACCCCCGAATCAGTTTTCTGCTGATACAGCCCGCCATTTGCCGCCGACAGCGCCGCATAGGCGCCAGCTTGTTTCACATCGTCAGGAATGATGATTTCGTGAGTTGCCTTATCGCACGGCATTTTCAGGTTAAGTCCATTCATCCAGGTATTGGCCATCAGCACAGATTTGGCTTTTTTGCTTTCATATGTCCAGGTGGCGCCGAGAATCGAATTGACGTCTTCAACGGTGATGAAAGTGATCATGCATCACTCCATTTCTTTCCAGCCGTGCGCCTTCCAGTTCTCCACTTCATCAGGGTGAACGTTGGCGGTATTGGGCGCACCCGGGAATGTCGGGAAATCGGTAACCATCGCCACCAGCTGCGATGTGGTCGATACGGGTTCGTTGTTATCCGCCTGCGTAGACGCAGTTTGCTCAGCAGCTCGTTGGGCGCGCTGCTCTTTTGTTAATCCGGCCATTAGCCCTCCACTAAAAAAAGGGGCCGAAGCCCCTGTTTATCAGCCCAGCAACAACGCCGAGTGCGCCGACTTAACTGCCGCTACGCCCCAGGACAAACCGACTTCGTAACGCACCTGGCGATACTGGCGGTACAGTGCTACCTGGTAAGTGATGCCAGATACGGGGTCAGTAACGTTCATCACATCATCCGCAGTATCGCCGCCCTGAGGCATTGCCGGGGTTCGGGATGCAAGCAGGAATGCATTGCGATCAAACGCCATGTTTGCGGTGTAGGCGCCACCAGCGGTAATAGCGGTGTTGTCGGCCAGTGCCTGACGTAAGCCAGGAGCAGCCAGGGTGATTGCCGTGGCCGTCGCAGCAGCAACAAGGTATTTATTGCTGTCCCCGTCAAACGTCACGATGTCACCCGCTGCAAAAGCACCTGTGCCGGTATCAATGGCAATCAGAATATCGCCTTCAGCTTTTGCTCCATTCACCAGGTATCCGGCAGCCGGAGATGCAGCGCGTTTCTTAACATGCGCGGATTCGTGGATGTTGAATCCTTCCAGTCGCCCCACGATACCTTCGCGCAGAAGCGCATCAGTACCAGACTCGTTTACTTTGAACAGAACAGACTGTTTACCGCGGAGGTTTGCGATAGCCGAAGAACCGAGAACCATCTGCAGATCAGTTGTCGGCGAACCGTTGTCAGAGAGAACCTGGCGCGCATTTGCCGCATCCGACAAATCACCTGCAATACCGAAAGGAGCGGTGCCGGCGGTACCAACAGCACGAGAGGATGCGAAATACAGAGCCGCGAGATCTGCATCCATCTCATTAGCCAGCGCGCGAAAAGCCTGCTTAAACTGATCGGCAAGGATGGTGTTGTATGTCCCTGCGGGCCCCAGTGCCAGTTGTTCCTCACCGTTCCATTTGACCGGGGCCATTTTGGATTTGGTGATTTTGACATCAACGGTGCCGATCGTCTGGTCGCCGTCATTTGGCGCAGTAGCCCCCGGGGTAATATCAACAGTGGTTGCCGGTGGCGCAACCGGCGCAGTAACAGTCTGATCCTTCGCCGCCGCATCAGCTTTCGCATTACGCGATACAGCCGGGATAAAACCGACCTGTTCGCGAGATACGGTATCCAGAGCCGTGAAGATAGTCGGGATCAACCCGGTAAGCGTATTAGCCATGTGTATGGATTCCTTGGAGATTAAAATATAGGGTTGGTTGAGCTATCCAGCTCCGGCACCAGCAGCCATCCGGCGGCTGGCAAAGAATTAATCGACGATGGTGATACCGTCTTTGAGAGTTGATTGCTGGTCTGTCGGGCTCAAACTGGTAAACGCATCGCGTTTCATCGTTTTCTGCCCGAGTGAATGCTGAGACTGCCGTGAGCCGCCTCCCTGGTTGCCGCTGGCCTTCAGAATGTGGTCTTTCTGTGGGTACTGCTCCACCAGGAACTCCAGCGCCTCATCAAAGGCCGCCAGTTCGCCCGGTTTAGAGCGGGAATAAATTTTGTTGCCGGAGCCGTCATAGGCAACGACTTTCCCGTCCTCAACTTTGAAGGACTGACCGAACCGCGCCTGAAGCATATCTGCCGGGATTGCTACTTTATCTGCGATGAATTTCGAGCCAGAGAACCGGCCGCCGATCATTTCCTGATAAAGCTGGCCTTCAAGTGTCGTCGCACGCTGAGTAGCTTCATCAAGCTGGGCCTGGAATGATTTGGTGATATCCGCTTTAACCTGATCAACGGCGCCTGCGTCGATCAGTTTTTTCTGGTCGATTTTAGTCATCATCTCCAGCGCTTCGAGCGCCTTTGCCGGATCGCCGATTTTGGCAAACTTAGCCAGACCGGCTTCAGCGGCTTCTTTGGCTTCACGATGAGATTTTGCCTCGCCATTCAGAGAGGAGATTTTCCCAACGGCCTGCACAGCATCAAAACCAACTTCCTGGCCGTCATCGTGGATGTAGACGGGTAAACCGCTGGAATCGACTTCTGCATAGCTTTTGCCGTTAACTTCGACTGTTTTCAGTTTCATGTGGTTACCTTTTCGGTGGTCATCCGACCGTTGCACCGCTCACCATCCGGATCACGGCAATAAAAAAGGCCGCCCGGAGGCAGCCTGATTGAAGACTTAAAAAGCTTTAAAGTCTGGCGTTGCTGAACGCTTGAGCATCCAGGTTACGAAGTTGCTCCAGAGTCAGCCATTCGCCCTTGTCGTTGTAGAAATCATCGGGCGACATGCCGCCGTCACGAATCAGCCGGGCCCGGGTTACGCCAACGATCTGGGACTGTCGCGTGAACGACTGGCGCGAGAACCAGCCCTGATAATCGGTATCCGAAGGCACCTGCCCGTCCATGCTGGCACGTGAGCTATCTGATATTTGCCCAACAGCAATACCCAGCTCATCAGACGATTTCAGGATGTAGGTTTCGACGCTGCGACAGCAGAAATGGATTTTCCCGGGTCCCTGCAGATACGGCACCTTATGGCCGATCGGCTTGTTATCCAGTGTGTACTTGAGGCGGTCGCGAATCCGACAGTCTTTTGATGTACGGTTATCCAAAGTGGATAACCACTGCTTACCCTTCAAAATGTCATCGTTCGCATCTGCAAAGCTTTTCCTGGCCGTAGAAGCAAGATGCCCCACAGCCGTTTTTGCAATACTGCCAGCATTGGTGCGGCTCATCTGCAGCGCGCCATCCTGATAGCCACGGTTAGCATGACCCCGGACCTTTCTGGCGATTTGCTCATGCGTATCGCCCAGGAGAAAACCCTGCCGCACTGTATTGGAAATTCTTGCCATCCTGTCAGCTTCAAGGTTATCTGCCCACTCCGAAAGCAGGCGCCCCTGAAACGGTTGTGCCATCGCAGTTGCGTAAACGGCATCCGGTGAAATGCCCACCAGCGGGTGAAGCGATAGCACATCATCAGGAATCGCAAACTGGAACAGGCTCAGCTGAAAGCCTGCTTCGTGCTGAGCGAGTTGCTGCAGCTCATCAGATAGACCCGCGTACATTGACTGCACAGCCTCGCGATTGAGAGCTCTGACACTAACGAGCAGCGCTTCCAGTCGCGACACGGTAAAGCTGTCAGCATCCAGGCTATCCATCGCCACCAGCAATCTGGCTGTCAGTTCCGCATCGCTGTCATTCAAGATTTTTATCATCCTGTTTGCAACGCTGGTGCTGTACCGCGCTATCCATATCGCATGCGCTATCGATTCATCCTGAAGCTTGTCATTCGCCGTTGCCATGTGCACCACCCGGGTTACTCAGTCCGCCGGCCAGCGTGACCTGCTGATTCCGCAACTCGTCGATTACCTCTTCGGGCTTCGCATCCGGATCGATAAATTTGAGGGCCTGCAAAACGCGAACAGCATCGACCTGACGTATATCACCACCCTGACGGAGCGACTGAACAGCTGTTGCAGCTGCGGCATCAAACTTCTGGGCTGAAACATCCAGTTCGGTGCGTACATCGACATTGCCACCCTCTTTCTCGCCCAGCCATTCCGCCATAATCTGCAGGATATTATCGAGCGCATCCTCAAGCGAGCTTGCCATGGTGTAGAGAGGTGAATTCTCCTGCATCCGCTCTTCGTGAGTCTGATCTAAGGATTTAGTCGATGTGTTTTCCGCGCGCAGCAGTTTTGCGCCGGCCTGACGCATCTGGTTTTCCAGATCCTCAAGGGAAATCTTACCGGCTTCAATCGCAGCCCCGGTATGCTCGACATATTCCAGTCCCTGCCGCTGACGGTCATCGAAACGAGTCGCAGAGGAAGAACCTATCGTCAACGTTTCGCCATCAGCCAGACCGTAAGCCACCAGCAACGGCACACGAGCGACATGAAGGATGTTGTCCTGTTCACTCTGACTCTGCCAGTGCTTGATATTCAGTAAGGCGAGATTAAGCAGTGGCGGTGAACCGCGCATAAAGCCTGTGCGTTTCGTGTAAAGCGTCACCAGGGGAATATCATCTCGACTGGTTACCCACTCGTCGTGAATCTGCCACTGGCTTTCGCCGTTATCACCTTTATTTCGGCGATAAATTTCAACCTTGCCCGGCATGATATGGCGTATTTGCTCAACTTTCGTTTGCCCGTAATCATCGCCATCAATAATGATGACCTCTCTGATACGCAGATCGGTCAACACCACTTTCCCTTTAACCACTTTCGATTTCCAGCCGATGACCTGGCGAGGATTAAGCATCGTGGCATACGGGCGAGATCCTGCGGCTTTTTCGTCGGCTTTAGTTTTTACTGCCTCCGGGTCAATTTTCGGGAAATCCACCAGCGCATGTACCAGACCATACTGGAATCCGATGCTGAAAAATTGCTGTGCCCAGACATCGAGCCGGTTTCCTTCCATATCAATATCTGGCGACAGCTCCCGTATTTGTTCAGGAGAGTCCTCACTCAATACCGTCGGCTCAGCAAACACTCGCCCGATGTTTTGTTTAATGGCCTCTTCATAGGCAGGTAGTAACGTTGCCGAAGCCAAACGCTCCTTATAACTTTCAGGATCTTCGTTCGGCCATTTCGGGAGATACTTCTTGCCCTGCCGGCGCATTTCCAGCGTGCCGCCCATCAGCGCATCATTAATATCCCATGCCTCAACCATGTCGTTATAGTCGAGGTTGGGCGTTGAAATATCAGGCATGGTTTTACATCCGCAGTTGGGTGACTTTTCCAGTCGGTTTGATGATCGGGAATTGCTTCACAATGAAATACCCACCGGCATCGTTGGGGTGATCGTTATCCGCCGTTTTATCCGGCTCACCGTTTTCGCCCCAAACCTGTTGCTCAAGCGATTCTGTGTACACCGGGCACCGCTTTACATTCACTTTGTAGCGACGTTCACCGTTACCATTGCAGAACATGGCATTCATCGCGTTGATGCGGTCTTTCACTGGCGGGTTTGATGCATTAACAACCACATTGAAGCCGGCCTGCTTAAGCTGAGCGATATCCGTGGCGCTGGCATTGCTGGATTTGCGGGAATCGCCGGAAGCGTCCGGGTAAATATAGATTTCCCGCACCTTGCGATAATCGTTGCCGTCGTACAGCCAGAACCGTTCTTTGATGATGCGGATCATGTCAGGAGTGTCGTAAGCCTTCACGATTTCATTAACCGCAAATGGAAGCCCCAGACGTAACACATGAACAATCCCGGCCATCTTCCCGACGTTGAAATCCATACCAATATACAGCGGCTCACCGGGTTGCTCTTCCTCCCGACAGTTATTCAGCTTACGGTCAAACTGATGGTAAATCGTCCCGCTGGTCAGGTTAGTGAACTGGCCACGCAGATAAGCCTTGATCAGCTCCGGCGGGTATGACTCCATCAGCGACGGGATATAGTCCGGCGGCAGATTCTTTTCGTTGTCGAACGTCGAGGCCTGCACCAGGCCGTACAGCGTTGAGAGCGAAGCCTTATCTCGTACAGCCTTTGCGAACTGCTGATAAACGAATTTAAACCCTTCCGGCGTCGTGGTGACGTCGATCCCGTTACGAAGACCGTCCACGTTGTAACGCATACGGGCAATGATTTTTCGCCAGGCTAACTGCGCCTTTTTGGCGGGCATTACGTCCAGCTCATCAATCAGCGCATTACCGATTTTAAAACCAACAATGGTTTGCGGTTTCTCCATCGAGCGGCAAATCGTCGTTCCTCGGTACTGGCGCCCGGCGTAGAAGTGAACCTCTTTGTTTCCCTCGTTGATTTTGACATTCAGCCCCCAGTCGTGGGCCACCTCCTCAACAGTGGGATAGAAGATGTCACGGATCTGCGGATACGTTGGCGCAAAGTAACCCTGGTTGATTTTGGGGTGTTCCCACATCCCTTTGCAGATGCCACCACAACCGACCCACGTCTTACCGGAACCGAAGCCGGCGACGTAGGCCTTAAACTTGTACTGCATCGCAAGAAATTTGGCTTGAGGGATGTTAAGCGTCGGTGCTATCGCCATCCTCTTCCCTCACTCGCGCATCGACTACGTTGATATTGATTGCAACTGGCGTTGGTTCGTCATCCTCCGGATCAGCAGCCAGCTCTTTGCGTAATTTTTCAACCTCCAGCTGCCGGCGCTCAATTTCAATCAGCTGCAGACGCTGGGCGAACTCGCTATCAGCCAGGCCGAGACGTTTCATCACCGCCTCGTACATTCGCTCACGGCTAATAGCGGTAATCTCCACGCCATTCTTCCCAAGCTTCACACCGGAATAGGCAAGCGCAGCATCAGGCGCCAGCTTACGCGTATCAGCGAAGTATGGCTGGCCGATGCCATCACCATTACAGCGAGGGCATTCCGGGTTAGGTGTGCTGGTGTGGTCGTAACCGTAGCCGCCATCATCCAAAGGCTCTCGACGTTTTCGCTCAAGCGCTTCGAGTCGCTTCTCTTCGTACTCAACCGCATCGCGCCATTGATATTGATGACCGAAGCCCCAGCAATAGCGGCAACTCCCGCGGCGATACTGTGATAGCTGGTTGGCGTCGAAGGTGGCCAGGCGCCACATCTGCTCAAGCACTTCATCGGCGCTGCCGAGCGTGCGCACAATGGATGCTTTCTGCTGCTGCGCAATGGCCTGCGCAACTGAAGTTTTCTGAAGCAGCTGATAGCCAATTTGTTCAGCAGTCTTCTTGCTGTAGCTGGCACGGATAGCGGCCTGCGTGGCGTTGTTGTCCTTCAGGTATTCTGCGACAAATAAACGCTGCTGATCGGTGAGGCCATCATCATCCACCAGCTCTTCTGCGCACTTTTCCTTTTGCGCAGTGCGCAGTTTCTTTTGCGCAGTTTGCGTAGTGGGTTTCTTGATGTATCGGCGGGCAGTAGCGTAATTCAGTCCCTGCGCTTCACACCAATCCTTTGGTGATACGCCGGTTGCGGCATGATCGGACAGGAACCGTTGCTGAAGCTCGCCCCAGTCCGGTTTTGCCATGGATTATTCCTATTTAACGTGAGGGAGAAAAAGGAATTACTGATTCTCCATAAAATATTCACTTTTATGTTTTGGAATTAAGGCTCTTTAGTTCAGGAGTTATTATGAAAAGAATTATGCTTGCTGTTTTTGTGATCTGTGGTGCGCTGTCACTTTCAGGATGTATCCTTCCCCCTGGTCCCCATGGAGGCGGACATGGTGGAGATCACTTCCATGGTCCTGAGCATCGTTAATCGCCTGAGGGCTTTCATTTTACAAATGATGAAAAAGGCCGCAAAAATATGCGGCCTTTAGTTACTACCAGCTAGCGTATAAAGAATCTCTCAGGAGCCACCCGGGAGAGGTTCATCTATACGGCTAACTGACCTCTGCCGTTCTGGTGTTGGCAGGCAGAGACGTTATGAGAGTAGTGAGTATTTCAAAATTCACCGGGATAAACAGACAATGATGTCAGTTACCCTGTGTAACTGGTAATTGGTGATTGATTGAACTGTCAGCTCAGACGATTTGTCTGATCGTCATTATCACAGGCACTCTATGAACGCCTGCTGTAATGCCTTAGCTGACCTGCTCAGCGGCAGTATCAAACAGCGCCAGCGCTTCGGTCGCTTCCTGGATTGCCTTACGGGTCTTCGAGACAATCTCACTTTCCGTGAAAACACGATCGAAAGAGTCAGCGAATAGCTCAGACTTCAGATAGCTGTCGCCTACCCAGTCAATGGCTAACTTCGCCGCTGCAGTGTCGTAATTCACTTTCTTGATAATATCCAGGCGGATTTGCTCAGATGCGGTGATCTCTGACATGTCTTACCTCTTTGATAAATAATACATACAGAAAGGCCCTGTATTAACAGGGCCTTTTATCGTCAAACTTTAGGGAACCAACGCTACAAGCCAGGTAAAGTAATGACACCCTGACTTTATACTAAAAAGTGACTCATATTAGAGCTAATGGTGATCATCCATAAAACCAGCCTGCGACACCAAGGAACATAGCTGACAGAAAACAACAAATTGCAGTTTTATGCATCAATACACCGTAAAAGGCGCAAGATATCACGACAAGAAGTACAATAAGGACAGGCCACATACTAAACAAAAGAATAGCATATGACTCTGAATTATTATAAATATTATTTTGCACTAGCATCATAATCCTTCTACGGTGTTTGAAAGCATTGCAATGATGCTAATTTTAAATTCCAACAGCGAATTTATAATAAATAGAAACCACCAAACCAACGAAAAATCACTCTTACCAAACAAAAATCATTACCAAGAAGATTCAACTACAACCCAAATATTCAACCCGTGTATATAACGCTGCACCGGAACACAAACAAATACACCTTCATTTAAACTTACTGACTTTATTATACTACCCGCAGGAGGAAAAACATCCCCACTCCCAGGCAACTTGTTAATTTGTTCTGTACCATATCGATAATACTCTGGAAGTTGTGGAAGTTTGCACTCAGTCATAATTAGCAGCTCATTTTATAAGAACTCAATGTAGCATACATGATGAACTAAAAAACCCACATTGCAAACAATATATTTCGTTAAAGTGAAAAACATTGCTTCGCGAGGAGATTTTTTTGTTCACAGCTTCTCTTACCCTCTAAATTCCCTAAGGTTTTACCTAATATCTTAATTTTGAAATGGTAGAAATATTATGAAAGTTACAGACGTACAATCCATGAAGCATACACTCGCTACGCTTGTTATATCCGAAATGTTATCTAAACTAACTTATGACTTTGCTCTGCCATGACAAAGTCCACTGTTCTACCCGTGAGCTCAGGGATGAGCCACTTCCTATAGTGTCAGACCATCCATTTTTTCTCAAAACCAGTAGAAAAACACCTCGAAATCTGACTAAACTCCGACATTGGCTGCCCCTGCAGCGCCCCGTCAATTTGTCGGATTTACTCCACGGGGTTTTTTATCACCTGAAGCTGCTGGGCAAAGGCTCCAAGAATCCAGCCCACCAGCGGTACACATTCCCAGCATCCAGAAGCAGGATACCTGAGAGATGTTATATCCTTCGAACATATGAGGAATGTATCGTAAGTAGTTCTATTCAAAGGTGAGTTCATCAAGCCTTAATGGTTTTCTTATAAAAGCCTTTTGGCATTCGATTATGAGTATCTGCCCCTCGCACAATGAGCAAAACAAAGGAGAGGATTTACCGGAATCACCATTTCCACAGGTGAGCTCCTTAACCCCATAAATAGTGCGCTCAACCGTGTTATCTCTGATAAGATTGATATGCCCTGCATGCTTTTCACCTTGTACTATGTATTTAGACTGCTTACCTGTTATACCCTCAGAGAAAATTGCACCCCCTTTATCAAAATCCCAGATAAAAATCTTACGCCCACCGTCAGATACAAGCATTTCCAGTGTCAGCTTGTCATTCGATGCTGGGTCAGACATTCTTGCATAGCATTTTCTAATCACAACACACCTACCCATTTTTAGGTAGAATATAAACACGCCAGAAGCAGCATTCAACAAGAAAAATAATCTGTCCTGCATAAGCCAGCCAACTGCCTTTCTCCAACCGCAGCTGTCGTAAACACTGAATGGCACGCCAGCGCAACAGCTTCAACTGGCAGGAAAGGTCCTCAGGCTTTTATTGTTATTCCACAGTTTTAGCGGGACTGGCGCACCCAGAAGCATACCGTAAAAGAAACAACCAGAAGATAAAAGGCCTACCGCAATGGAAGGCCTTTATGGGGTTATGCAGTATGTTGTGGTGCCGGGTGCCTCCCGGTAAGTCTGCCCCAGCCAACAGACCTGCGTGTGTGCTCAAAGAGAAAACCTGGCTGGTCGCCCCACCGCACAGGGGGATTCACCACGCATCTACATTAGCTATGCGATAAGTGCATAGTCAATCCAATGTCACCTGTAAAAACATCTCTTTCGGAAAATTGTATAGCCTTGCAGACAATAATTAATCATTCCATATTGAATCATTGCAAAACCAACAATAAAGTTTCATATCAGATATCAAATTAAGAAAAAGTTTCAGTTAGGAATTTTCTCACTTAACTCGCACACTACACCTCACGCGAACCATAATATCCATGGTCCTTAGGAGGGTTAACTCACATGACAACCATACTGATGATAGCGTTAGCTGTAGTTCTTCTTTTAGTTGCAGTGGGTTCACTGGTTTCATACTTGCGAGAAACGAGGAAATATAAAAATACTTTTAAAAAAAGGTATTAACTTTTACCCAATTCTGCACAAAAGGGGTAGTCAACCGGCACTATCCCTGCTTTCTAACTACCGCCTTCCAGTAAGAAGGCCTAAGTCACCCTAGTGTCGCAGAGAACGTCTATACGCAAGATCCATGACCTGATTACACAACCACACTCTCGTAGTGCTCTGCGCCCGTGCCTTTGGGTTCCAGTCACATCATCGCCGCTAATAACCGCTGCACGTTTGGCATTCGCGCTGCTTTACTGGAGCATTTCCCCTTATTTAAGGGTAATGCTCGGACAGTTGGTCTGCACTGCTTTGTTGTGCGCCAGGATGTCACGCTTGGTCTGCATATCCAGCGCGTCGATATCGTGGTCGGTCAGGTAGATGACCCTCACCCAGCTGCAGGCCGTATCAACGACTACCGGGGCGGATGAAGTGCTCGCGCAGCTCCCGATCAACATCGTCATCAGGCATATGACTAACAGTCTGCTGTACATCACTGGCCCCTTTCGTAACTTCCGCCTTACGTTCTGCCGCGGCGACGGTGGCGGCGGCATTCTCTTCGGTACGCTGCTGATCGGCTTTGGCTTCCGCCTTACTGGTCCCGCGAGCATGACCAATGCCGAACGCGCCAGCGATAGCAGCCAGGATGACAACCACCAGACCAGCAATAATGTCGAGGCTCATTGCCGCGGCTCCTTCAGTTCGTCGGCCTTATCTTTCAATGCTGGCTGGCGCACGTATTGCGAAAGCACCGCTAGCACCACCAGCGCAGGGCTAATCAGTGCCACGATGTTTGAAGGCAAAATGTTTTTAATGTCCGGCGGCAGCATCGCCCAGGCGTGCAGCGCAGCATCCGGGAAAGACTGCGCCCATACACCAACCAGCGCGCCGATAGCTCCCAGCTTTACAGACCACGTTTTCAGCAGCAGGCTGGCATGACCTACGAACTCCAGCCGGGTATATTTGCGCAGAAGTAACAGAACGAGCACAGCCACCAGCACGAGCAAAGCGAAAATGATCATCTTCACAGGACACGCTCCTTAACCCAGCCGTAGAGAAAATCCTCGTTGGCTTCACGGCCCTCCGCCAGTTCGAGATATCTGGCACCCTGGCTGCAGTTCAGCGCGCGCAACAGAACCTGTTCACCCTCTTTCCCGCGGGCTGAAAGAAATCCCTTAAGCGCGGTGATAGTTCGGGGGCCAATGGCGCCATCCGGGATCAAATCGGGATACAGCTTTCCGCGCATATTCAGGGCAGTGAGCCAGCGCTGGAAAAACTTACTGGCGACGCTGGGCCCCATGTTCACGCCAGTGTCGCAAAGCTCATCTGCCAGTAACGTAGATAAACTTGCCACCTGGTCGAACCGGGGGCCGGTCCAGTAATCGCTCAGCAGGATTAGCTTTGCTGTTTCCCTGGGCAGGTTTCGCATATCACCGATGTAGCCATGTGCACGGGCGGTGGTTTGTGTGATGCCCCAGCGGGTTGGCCCGCCTTTATCAGAGGGGTGATCGACATAACCACCCTCTTTTCCGAGGATCCCCTCGATAATCTGGTCTGCTGTCATTGTGCTTTCACTCCGGTGATTCGTTCCCAGAAATACGTGAGCGCTACGGAACCCATAGCACCACTGATACCGGCAGTGGCCAATATCATGTAAATACTCAGGCCACCTTCAATGCTGATGAGCCCACCAATAACCCCGGTAAACGCCGAAACCACAATCTGCGCAAAAGCATTTATCCAGCTCCATTTTGCTTTGCCCTGCTTTACATCCATCAGGAATCGGACAAGGCCGCCCCAACCAGCAATGATCAGCAGAGCCAGCCAGGTGATTCCGGCCATGCTCTCTTTGTCTTGCATATGCTTTGCCATAGTTTCACCTCCGGGTTAACGGGGTGCTGTGTGAATAAAGTGGGCAGGCCCATCGTGCTGATTTAACAACGAGCCGTATCGATGATGGTTGCCGTGAGCCTGAAATGAAAAAGGCTCGCGAATGCGAGCCTTAAAAATGACAAAGGCACCTTTTAAGGTGCCTTATCCACAGGGGCAGCAGGCTTGTCATCACCGTCTTGCCGCTCCTGGCTTCCTAGCGGAAGTCTCACAAGTCCCATAAGGGTACGGGCACAGTATTAGGCAACAATTAACATAAGTCAACCCAAGACATGGCCGGACAATTCAAGACATCAAAACCATAAGCTATCTAATTAAGTGAGGCATCCCCATGCCATGAAGTATTCCATTCCTGATCAACTCAAACTCTTGCGTGCTGATTTGAGGAACGATGTAACTACGCCCCTCCAATGTTCGAATCTTTATTCTATCAAGCCTGGCAAGCGATACCGTCATAACCATGTCGCATTTAACCCAGCAAGCAATATGCTCATTGCCAGGGATGGGATTAACAGATAGCTCATGGTGACAATCTCTTATCTGAATGGGTGCGGTTGTGCTGATTGGCACCACTGTAACCAATTGATTATGGTGGCGGTTCCTCGCGACAACTACTATCGGTCTCTTTTTGACAATTTCAGGCACAACCATTCCTGCAAAATCGCACATCAGAACAGAACGCACAGCAGGTTGAAATTTTAATCCCATGAAATGATTCGCTTGGTGATGACAATTTGTCGATTTTACCCCAACAAAATCATGGATGCATTGTTATCATGGTTAAGTGATGTTCAATAAAAAAAGCCCGCTCGGATGGGCAGGCAGAAAGGTAGGCAATACTGATTCTGTACCGGATCGAGACGCACCTAATAGTCCGAGCTACCGATTTACCAGGAGAGCGCTCGTTTTCCGTTACTACCTTTTAAACATAGCTGGAGAAGCCGAAACGGCAACTCCACTACCAAATAGCTTAGTAGCATTGCATTATGGTGCCGGGTGCCTCCCGGTGAGCATGTCCCAGTCGACATGGCCCGCGCTGCATTTACAGATCACTGTAAGTGACTGGTCGCCCCGCCGCACAGGGGGATTCACCACGTGAATAGATTAACAAGATGTTAATTTTCTGGTCAATGAGATGTAAGCAAAGAATGACATGCAGTTTTCTTATTGCTGAGCTAAACCAGAAATCTGGTTCAGGACTCTCGCGCATGGGCGTTAATGAGTCGTGCAGCACATCTCAACCCAAGATTACCGGATTGCAGATACGAAAAAACCCCGGCGTTTGCCGAGGCTTTAAATTTTTTATTCAACGGTGAACATACAATGCCCATCGTTAGAACAAATTAACACGAATTCGGGAAAAGTAAATATCTCACCGCGTTATTTGTTTGAGTTGGGCCTCTGCCCACGCCTCCTCTATATCGAATTTAGTGATCAGCACGTCGAAGAACGGTTTAACCGACTTCTTCCAGGTATCCAGAGTGATGGCGTCCGTTATCTGGCAAATGGCATTGTGCACAGCAGTGGAGAGGATTCTCTCATACCCGCGACCGCCACAGCGTTTACAGTTACCCATCACAGGCACTCCCTGCTTCTCCGTCTCATTCTGATTCACTACCTTCCCCCGACCGTGGCAGTCGTTACAGGCGGCGCTAACAGTCCCTTTTCCCTTGCACTTTTGGCAAAGCACCCGGACCTGCTCCCGGACCGACTTCACCTCCTCCCAGTATGATGGATAGATCCCCTTTGTAACTTTGACCCACTTCGGCGGTTTGCCGTCCGGATACGTTACTTTGTTGGTGAACGCCACTGCGTCGATGAATCCAGACCCATTGCAGCAGTCGCATGTTTTTTTACTGGAAGCACTGCGGGAGTAATCCTCAAAGGCGTACTCTGCGAGGATCCGTATAACCCGGGGTTTTACGCTTGGCGAGAGCTTTCGCAACGCAGCAACCTTATCGCATTTTGTCAGCGCGTACTCAGCCAATAGTCCGATAGCTCGCTCCCGGTCATTGTTGCTTATGCCCATCTTGCCCAGGAAAGCGCTATACCCCATCGCGGCACGCTCCTGAGTCATACCCATTGCTGCCATGATATCGGTGCCGGTCAGTGAATCAGAGGAGGTAGCACGCGGAGAATCGCTAATCATCGTAGACTTCGCGAAGTGGTATTTCACTGTATTTTCGAGGTTCATGCTTTTTCTCCCAGAGACTGATAAATACGGACAAAGTTTTTCAAAATTCGATAATCGGTCATTACAGTTCCACGGCACCGGAAAAGGCGGAGCTTCCACCAGCGATCGCGGATGAGTTCGAGCATGTCACGGCTCATGCAGCCTCCCGTTGTTTTATGAGCGCACGGCGTCGCGCGCTGTAATGGCGCCTGATGCCTTCCAGTTCTTCGATGGTGTATCGGTGAGGGGTGTTGTTGTTTTCAAGCGCCTCGACGCGCTCAGCGCCGATTTTCTCTACCAGGCCAATGCGGTACTGCTGCTGATTACCTGATAACTGCACATTGCAGTGATGGCATTGCTTATGAATATTGTCCTCGTTGTAGCGCAGGTGTGATGCTTTCCCGCGGGATCGGTAATGACCGGCCTCCCACTGCACCGAATCGAATGTGCCGCAGCTGATGCACGGCAGTTCATGGTCTCGTTCGCGAATGAAGTCATTAACGACACGCTGTGTCATATCCTCCCAGTGCCTGAGAGGTTTCACCGCGGCTTTGCGTTTGCGCCAGTCGGCGCGCTCTTTCTTCTCTTTCGCCTGAGCCTGCTTTGCGCGTTTCTTATCGAGTACCTGCATGGCATATTCAGCGCCATGCTCAGGACTGCACCAGCGATGGTTTTCGAATGCAGGAGTGAATTTCTCCCGGCAGATTTTGCATCGTCGTTGGGGTTTCTTGGCCATGTTCACCCCCACATCTTGTTGCGCCAGCGAGAGTCTGGCCGAGGCGGATTTTTGTCCTCCACCAGCTGCGCGCTGACGGTCCATGTCATAAAGTCAGGGTTTAAGCTTCGTTCGACCTTTACGCCCCGCTGACGATATCTCGCTACCAATTCGTCGGCCTGCTGCGTTGTGCATTCGAGATGGTGAAACCATGAGTGTTTCATCGGCATCACCCCGCGAAGCTTAAAAGCTGGTTGGCGGCGTTCTCAGCTTCCTGCAGGCTGTTGAAAGAACGAGAGAGGATCCACCGCCAGAGAACATCGAGCGATGCTTTGTACAGTTCCTGGAACTCGCATTCGTCCATGCTGGCGAAAGAAATGCTGCGAGGGTGTTTTTTCAGTGTGCCGTCCGGCAGCTGTATGGCGTCATAGTGGCCGGCTTCAACGATGACCCACGCCCGGAAAGCATCGAAGGATTTGCAAATACTGATATAGCCGGATCGCTTCTCAGCTATCCGGTCGAGATATTGCCCGGCGACATCAAGCAACGCCGATTCACTCCCGCCATATGCAGCAAGGTATTTGGCGTAACCTGTGATAAGCCTGCGCTCGTTAGACGAAATCGCCCCGCCGGTAGGTTCCCAATATTCAAAACCGAGATTGAGTAAAGCAAAGTAACGGCGGTGAAACGCCGGATTACGGACAAGCTTATAATCGGCTTCCAGAACGGAGCCAAGCTTGCATTTTGATTGCAGAAAATCACTGGTCTCCGGCGTCGCGGGGATCAGGATACCTTGAGATTGTTTTATTAAGTGAAGCTGCGCCATCACGTTCTCCGGTGGCGCATTACTGTCAGGTGGCTGGTTGTTCAGACCAGCACTGCAAGTATGATGTAGCTAGCTGTTATGAGTCAATTTTTAGAGCTCATTTCCTTAATAACCTCCACTAATGATTTTCTTGTCCAGAGGTGTTCATCTTTAGCAATTTTCCTAACCGATACTTCACTATTAATATTCGATAAAAGGATTCGGTCATTCAAACCTAATCGGAATGAGCACAACACATGTCCGGATCCGTCCGTAATGGTGGCCCACACATTCCCCTGCTGATTTGGGTCAATACCATCTGTCACATTACCCCCTGAGCGACATACAGACGCACTCATAAAAAACGGGTAGCAGCATCAAGGGAAACGCGAATGCGATGCTCTGGGATAAGAGCCGCCACCATCACAATTAAACTAATAAAACCAGTCGTCTGCGCTTTCCCATGTCTCTTGCAGGATTTGCTCTACACGTTTTTTATCGCCATCAGCGCCGCCCAAAACGCTAAGGCCATCGTTGCTTGTGCGTCGAATGGTTAATTTGCAGTCATCATAAGACTGGGACAAGCGGCGCAGCAATTCTTGCTCAAGCGCAGGTATGGCACCATCAGGGAGTTTTTTATGTTTATCAATTGTGACTTCAACTTTCATGGTTAGCATCTCACATGAATACTGTATAAATAAACAGTATACCGGTTGCATGAAATGTTCAACCCCTCTGCAGCACTTTTTGCTAACACCATGCTTATGTTTAGATTGATGTTTTTGAGAAACAAAAAACCCGCCTAGGCGGGTTAGCTCTTCGCATTCTGCTCTGTCATCTCGATGTAGCGTGGGTCAGATGCGCGTGGGAGTTGTATGCTTTGCTCGCGGTAGAAACGCACTCGCTCCATAAAATAGTCGCGTAGGTGTTCAGGCTGCTCTCTGGCGACGACTTCGGCAACAACTGGCATATTCAGGCGCTCTTTGTACGCGACGCCGCTGGCTGCCAGGTCGACGTTAACCTTGTCCTGCTCATCTTTCGGTTTAGCTGCAATGTTCCACTGTGACATAAAAATCCCCTCTATACTGAGGGGATTATACAACTATTTTAATCGTTCAGGAGAACACAGATACATTACGGATGACTGGAGAATACATAATTTGTTTCATCATTTCCGATGAAATATACATCAATAACCTCTCCATTTTTTTGGTCAAGTGTTAATACTTGTCCTTGTGCATAGTTGTTCAGAAGCTGATGCGTAGTGCTTGTAATCGGAATTTTGACATCTCTTACAACTACTAAACCACCATTCGACGCTCTTTGAGAAACCTCAATTGATGCAAAGAAGTAGTTAGCATTTGAACCGTGAATCTTCACTTGAGTTTGCATAAAATATCCCCTTAATTATATTTAATTTCGGCTAATTCAAAGTAAAAACTAGGCTGCCTTTTTCTTGTAGCACATTTCTGGAAGATTAGCCTTCACAAGAGCCTCAGCGAATGGCGGCGGTACGGCGTTACCACATCGCGCAACCTGCTTATACTTCGCATATTTAACGCCACGGTAATCCTGGTCGATAATGTACCAGGCCGGAAAGCCCTGCGCGCGGTACAGCTCATGCGGCTGAAGCATACGCATCCCGATATCAACGATGCGGTAAGTTACCCCGGCGATTTCCACCAGCCCGGTGCTATCGGCTCCGCAATATTCTTTCAGGAACGCTAGCACCTGTTGCGCGCGCTGCTCGTCGTAATGCTCAACAGCGAGAGTGGTTTCAACTTCCCCTATGTGCTGGCCACCTGCGGTAATAGTCGGCATCGGCGCATCAGTCCGTTGTCCGTCACGGCAGGTACCGCGCAATTTGACCAGGTGGGAGGCTACAACAGCGTGGTGATTGCCAGTCGTAACAGTATGCGCGGGAGATCCCACGGAACCGCCAGTATGCCCGGTATTGTTCACCATAAGATGCGCTGCAACTACTGCATGATGGTCAACAGTCGTCACGGAGTGGGTAGGTTCGTCAAGGCTGACGCCGGCGCCGGTATAGTTCCCGCCGTAGTGCTTCGCCAGGAATGCGCTCACCGTTGCGAATTTATTGCCGCCGGCGGTAACAGTGCCCAATGGGTTGCCCAGTTGCAGCACGCGCGGCTCCTGCCCGGGGCGCTCGCCATATCCCACCTGAATCAGCGTCGGCGTCACCAACTGCGATTTGCCTCCACCGCCCGCCGTGATAGTCGCGTTCGGCACGTCCGCCCGGTGGCCGATGCTGGTGCCAAACTGCCGGGCAATAACCGGAGCGACGACGCAGGCACGGGACTCTTTCAGGATGGTGTGAGCGGGTTTATCGAGCGGTCGTGGTTTCGCCTGATATTCGCTGCCGCCATTCCCAGCCATAAACGGTGCTAACGTCGGGACGGCGAGCGCGTAGCCGAGTTTTTTTGTTATGGTCTGAAGGGGTGCGCCTAACTCTTGACCACGAAAACAATCGTATTGCCCTTTTGTCGTAGTGTGGTTGCACTTGACGATGAACGGCTCGGCACTGTCGATAACAAATCGCTGGATGCCCCGGGCAATGCGTCGGAGCGTATTTTCCGCCAGCGGCTTTTTGCGGCCAAAAATCGACGGCACCGGGATGGACCAGTCGATGCATTCTGCAGCTGTGCGCCATGGTGCCAGTTTGCCAGAAATCACCGCCGGCGATTTAGGATCCCCGTGAGTAGCTGCCGGCCAGACTATCGGCTGCCCGTCCCGACGCATAACCATGAAGAAACGTTTTCGGATAGTTGGCGCGCCGTAGTCGCAGGCGCGCAGTTCGCGATAATCGACGTCATAGCCCAACCCGGCAATCAAACGCTTTGCCTGGTTGCTATCCGGCGATAACTCCAGAAACTCGCAGCATTCTGCCAGCGCCGGATGGTTCACCGGAATACCCGTCGTCAGCATGCCAACAAATGCCCGGAATGTTTCGCCGACGCGCTCTGGATCCGGACGCATTTCCGCCGCCAGCAGTGGACCCCACGTTTTAAACTCTTCGACGTTCTCCAGCATCATTACACGCGGACCAACATCCAGCGCCCAGCGGATAACGATCCACGCCAGCCCACGAATCGCTTTTTCAACTGGTTTAGCCCCTTTCGCTTTGGAAAAGTGGCGGCAGTCCGGCGAGAACCAGGCCAAACCAACACTGCGGCCGGCAGTCGCTACTTTTGGACGCACTGAATAAACAGACTCGCAATAGTGCAGAGTTCCCGGGTGATTGGTGGTATGCATAGCTACAGCGTTTGGGTCGTGGTTTATCGCGATGTCCACGCTACGCCCAATCGCCAGCTCGATGCCCGTCGAGGCGCCGCCACCGCCAGCAAAGTTATCAACGATGATTTCGCTATCTTTCACGCATATTTCTCCATGGCACATGCCAGCGAACCAGCCGCGGCGATAATTGACGGTACCGGCATTTTTTCCAGCCACATACGGTTGATATGGTGCTGCAGTCGGCGCTGGTGGTTCGCCGGGAGTGTCCCGGCTTTTTCAATCTGAGCGAAGACCATGCTTACTTCCGCTGGCCATACTGTTTCAGGCACATCCACCAGCAGTAGGCTTTCCAGTTCCTGCAGGCGTTTGCAGGCGTATTCCAGGGAAGAGTCCATCACCTCACCTCCTGCGGGGCGGCTGCAAGCATGGCGGCGCAGCGGTTTACCACCTCCATGAGCGCCACTTCGGCATCATCCAGGCAATCAGCAATACCACGGCGATCGCCGTCGAAGTCGTTCATGTCGAGGCGTATTCGTGCAAACTTCTGCAATGCGTCCAGCACATCATTAGGCACTACCGGCACTGGCTGCGCGTGGCGATAGAGCGGGATAATTTCCGTTAACGCCGACTCCCAGCCAAAATGGTCCGCTTGAGCCTCAACAACGGAGCGAGTAATGCCGATCGCTTCGTCGTACACCTCTCCGTGATAAATCGCCAACCACGCCACCGGCTCGCTTTCCATTGCGGCCAGCGCCAGTTCAGCCAGCTGCAGGTCTGCCAATATTTCTTCGCGAGCGCTTTCGAATGCTGTCTGTCGTGATGCCATTTTCAGCGCTTTGACGTTTTCACGAGCGCGTTCGTGAAGCTGCTCTCTGGTTAATTTGCTGGTCATTGGTTAAGCCCTCACCCAGCCCTTGGATGTACTGCGGATTTTTCCCGCTTTACGTAGCGCCTGAAGCCGGCGATCGAGAATGCGGAAAGGCTCTGGCTTATTCTCATCCTTTGCAATACGGACGCATTCTTCTGCTACATCCCTGACGTACAGACTGGAAAATGGCGTAGGGTGCGCATCAATTTTGCTCATTATTTTTGAGTCGAGTAATTCATATTTGGTCATTGGTTGGCTCCTAGCTTATTGATGCGCGATGTTATATTCCGACCGCAGTCGCAGCAGTAGAACGCTTTCCCGCCGCGAATGCCGCTGGTGTGCTGCCCCTCAAGGAATGAACCATCCCAAGCATAAAACTGTTTGTAATCCACAACCTCTTTCGTGTGGAATCCATTCTCACCGCCGCAGTGCGGGCATGATTTCGGGTTTTCTATAGCCATCACTCAGCCTCCACCTTTATGCCAGCGGCGGCAGCTGTACGCGCATAAACGATCACGCCATCCTCGGGGCGCTTGCGTGGCAAAAAGATGCCGGGGCGCGGCCACAATGCAATAAAGCGACATTCTCTGTTTTCAAGACGGTGAAATGCTTGCTCGCTCATCACACCGACTGGTCGAAGATGCTCCTGTTCGCGCTCCAGCTCGGCGATGCGCTGGCGCAGTGTTTCAATCTCCATCTCTGCAGTATCGCCATAATGGACGTTTTCATGCTCCAGCGGCGGCAGATCTGGAGTGTTCACGCCAAACAGCGCCGCCAGCGCTCGATAGTTCTGCTCGCTGTGATAGCGACCTTTGCAGCGGACCAGTTTTTCGGCTGCTGCGTTGATGGTCTGCGCCTTCTCCAGCTTTTCACCGGTCGACTTAGCTGTTTTTCTCCACGTTGCGCAAATACGTTTCTCTGATTCCAGTGCCTCTACCAGCTCCATGGTCTCCGCCGGGGAAAGATACTCACCACATTCAGCGTTGATTCTGGCTCTCTGCGCCAGTTCGGTGATATCAGTCATGCTGCATCCTCACATTCGTGACTTTCCGGATCGTCGGCTTTGTAATAACCGCCGCACAAATTGCAGCGGACTTCTGCCACATCGTCATAGTTAGTAGTCCCGGTTATCATTTGTCGGCCCCTTCTAACGCCGCTGCTATCTCTTCGAAAAAGCCATCTAGGGTATGGCTGGTCATTGCTGGTAAAAATACGGACATCAGCCTGTTTGTGTTGCAGTTCTCATCGTCTGCGAACAGAGCGATTTTTTTATCCAAGCGCACCTTCGCTTCCTGCAACTGCTCGTTTTTCTTGTTAGTGCGCTGGATATAGTCGGCAATGATTTCTATAGCCTTGTTTGTGTATTTTTCGACGTGTTCAGTCATGTGAACCACCTATCGCCTCAATCGTTTCCAACAACAACCGGCGGCGCGTATTTTCTGCAAAGTGACGGCGCCCGGTTTCTTTGTGGTAAAACTCGTTTTTGCCGACGACCCACATCCGCTCTGTCTGGTGCAGTTTTTTTACCTTCGGACCGTCTTTGGTGATCACGGTGCCGGTATGGGTTTTTACGATTGTCATACGGCCTCCCCAAGCACCCAACGGAGTGCGCTCGCATACTCACCCTCGGCAGATTCCAGGGCTTTTGTGATTTCTTTGCGTGATTTGAGACGTGGCTTAGTTTCGCCAAGTACAGCGCGCTGACGCCGAGCTTTTTCATGGCCGGTTGCGCCAGCTGTCGCCAGCTTGATTTCTGCCACTTTTGCCCGCTGCTCTTCGGGTTTAAGCGATGCCAGCTGACGCGCCTGGGTAACGGTGACTGTGCCAGCCTCCACCGCTTCCCTGACGGCCTGAGTAGCATCGAGGAGGGAGAGCGTTGCTCGAACTGTCTGAACGCTGCAGCCAAACAACACCGCAATGTCGTCCTCATCGAGCCCGCGGTCGAGGGCATCTGACATTTTTTTAGCCCGGCCAAGCGGCGTATCGGGTCTGCGAATTTCGTTTTCGCTGACCATGTATTTAGCCATCTGATTTGCTGATCCGCGCTTAACGACTCCGGGAACAAGCAGTCGGTCTTTGCCTTCTTTCAGACGGAGTTTATTTGCCTCCAGGGTATGCTTAACGCGCTGACGGCCAACAACTACGCAGGTGAGCCCCGTTTCAGGGTCTTTCCAGACGATGATCGGCTCCAGTACACCCAGCTCCGCAATGTTCAGTACCATCCCTTCCTCGATCGGCAGGTGTACACGCTCATCGTAAAGTGGGTGGGTCTTATCGGTGACAAGGTGCAGGTTTTCAGGCTCGAAATTGAGCACGTTTGTTTTGCCGCTGGCACCGTATACATCGATTGAATTCTTAGCCATGAATAGCCTCCTGAACATCTAAAACTCGCTGAAAAACAGGACTGCCAAGCAGGTTGTAATTCATCCCAACAGCAACTTTCGGCACCAGGCCAAAACGCTTCATGTCAAAGTCGATGACGGCCCTCTGATCGCGGAACAGCCCCAAACGACCATGCCGGACAACCTCGCCAGTCGCTTCTGCTTCGGAAAAATACCGCTGGACAGTAGCGCGGCTCAGCCCCAGTTTTTTCATTGCCTCGGTGGTCGTAAGGCGCCCCTGATGCCTGGTGATCCGAATCACTGCGCGGACGTACTCTCTGCGCTCAACTGCTGATAATGCTCTAGCCATGTTTCCGCCCTCTGCCTAAACCGAATTTCGCGCGGATTTCAGCGATTTTGTTTAAGCCCTGCTCGTTACTCAGCGGACGTCCGCCAAGCTTTGGGATCTGTTTAACCGGCTCGGGGATAGCTTCACCGGTCTTAATGCGACGAACCATACGCAGAAGCTCATCCTGCGCCTTACGTCGCAGCTCAGTGTCGCTGAGGCCATTTGCGCGCATGTCTGCGTACAAGCCAGTCACCATCCAGTAGCAGGCTTTGTGTTTCAGCGTTAACGGTTCGATTTTGTGCTCAGGCCATGGGTACGACTCAGCGTCTGGATACTGGCCGCGAGTCCGGCAATACTGGTAAACCATTTCAACCAGCTCATTCGCATCTGGCAGGCCTACAGTTACCGCCTCCTCAGAACGACACCAGGCGACGAACTGCCCCGGCGACGGCATGAAGGGTTTTTCCTGTTTGCGGGCAACACGCATTCCGGCGTTAATCTGCTCCATCGTGGTGATCCCATTCTCCTTGAACGCCAACAACCACTGCCGACGCATCTCGTTGAGGTCTTCCACAGATTTGTGGGCCAGCATCGGGAATACGGCGAGCAACTGGCGGAACAGCTCGTTGAAGATCTCCGCAGTCTTTGCCGCCTGGCGCTTTAAGGCCTGCTCGTCCTGCATTTCCGGAAGCCCGGCAGCCACTCGCTGGAAGTTTTCACGGTCGAAGTTGTGCATGCTTTCTGCGATAGATTTCATTCGAGTACCCCGTCGATCCAGTCTGTGTTGTCCAGTGCACTGGCCCCTGATGAGTTTCTTGATGGACCATGGCTGCGCAGGCGTTTAGTTGTGAGCTGATCCCATTTCTTACGTAGTTTTGAGGGGCAAAGGATGTTTTCTTGCCAGAAACCGTCCTCATTTGCCCACTTGAACAGTTCGCAGATCTCATAGTGAGTACGCTTGTCCTGCAGGCGCATCAGGCGGATGGTGTTCGCCCATTCAACCCAGTTCGGCTCAGAGAGGGAGGCATTCACGGTAAGGGCTTTATCGAAAATCCATCGCGCGGCTTTGAGGTCGTCAGCTGTTCCCCAGGATTTACCCGCAGGGGTATAAATCCCATCGGCCGCTTCTGGATGACGAGAGAGAAACTTCAAGGTTTCCTCGTTTCGGGATTCTTTAGAATTCCGAGACGAAGAAGATCTTTTACTATTGTTCTTGTTCTTGTATTGGGTGTCTCCCGTTTCCGGGAAATGTTTTCCCGTTTTCGGTAACACTTTTCCCGATTCCGGGAAGAGTTTTCCCGTTTTCGGTTTGTCTAAAATCCACTCAGATAGCTCAGTATTTATACCGACAATTTTCATCACTCCCTGCTTATGAGCGAAGATAATTTTCCGCTCCGCGAGAGATTTGATTGTGTCGGAAATATGCGACTCTCCGAGGTCTGTAAGCTCAGCAATTACCGTGTTTGTTACTCGGTCCTGCTTCTTGTTCCATCCATAGGTAAGCCAGATAACAGCCTCAAGACACTGCCACTCACGACCTGACATCCTCAGACGCGGCTTGAGCTTCTGTATCTCGTTTGCGATCTTGGTATACCCGTTAGCCAGGTCGGCCATTTGACCTCCCGAACGCTCGGTTTTAATCGGAAAATTGATAACTTCAGCGGTATTTGACATACTCACTCCGTGAACTAAGAGCCCTTTTTTCACACCCCGAAGACTGGCTGTGTTGGCGCACAACAGTCTTCACCCTTTCAGAACAACCCAGCCTGGTTATTCCCCTTACGGATTGATTTCTTTGCTTCTCGCTTTTCTGCAGCGCTGGTTTGCTTCTCAGCCCACAGCCTGGCGTGGCGCATAACATCATCAAAAATGCCTCCCTTACGACTGGCCTGTGACATCCGCTTGTACATATCGACCGCCTGGTATGCCCCCCCCTGAGCCACTGCTTGCGTGAAGCCCTGGCGAAGAAGTTCCTCGCGGACGTTCTTCTCAATAAATTCGATGTGATTCATGGAACCTCGCTTACATCACGCCGAGCATTGAGCTCACGATCGTCATCAGCGCTCCTGTCTGCTCAGGCATTAGCCTGAAAAGCGACGCTATTCCCTCGCTCACCTCCTTCAGTTTCTGGTGCTCTGGCGCGTTCAGCATCACCGCTTGCTTTGCTTCTGCGCATTCCTTCATGGCCGAAGACAGGCGCGACAAAATATCGTCCTGAGGCATAAGACGATGTCGGAACTCCAGTGGAAGAACGGCCATGATTGCCGGGGTAAGAAGGCGAACGTACTCGCGATAGCGCTCAGAGTCGGCAGGGTTGTCCAGGTAGCGAAAAAGCTTCTGGCGGGCACGGCTGATATCATCAGGAAACGCGATCTCCTCGCCGCCCTGCTGTCGCCACTCATCGATGATGTATGCCGAGACAACATCCTGCCCTTCAGCTGCTGCCCAGGCGCGAACGGCAGAGCGAATACCGTCGTGATCTGACTCTCTCAGCTGATTTCGCTTTATCAGGGCGCCGGCGTTGAATCCGGTATTTTGTTGAAAGGATAGTGTTTGCATGGTCCGTCTCCCTATTTCGGCAGGCCATCAGTCGGGTTTGGGTATGACATAGGGTCTACCTCATGAGGAGTTACTTCCCAGTCAAGGATCTGGCAAAGAGGAATAACGCGCCTTGGTGGAATGTTCCCTTTTCTCAGCCACTTACCTACTGCCTGAGAAGACACACCGAGTTTTTCGCCAATGCCTACCTGGGACATGCGATTACTAATTTTTTCTTTGGTTTGTTTGTCCATCGAGGTTTTCCAGTTTCAAGTGATTGTGGCTGGAGAATAACACTTAAAACTTTAGGTTCCAACAAAAATCAAACCAATAGTTCTACTGAATTGCGAAACCATTGGTTGTAAAATGGAAAAATGAATAAAAACTCTCACCCAGTGTTTGCCAAACGCATCCAGCAAGTAATGGATGAAAACGGCTGGACGATGGCCGACCTTTCTCGGCGCGTGATGCTTTCGCACACATCGGTGCGGAAGTGGGCTAATGGCGCTTCTGTAGCAAGTGGCGAACGTCTAAAAAGACTTTCAGCTGCCACAGGCAGGCCTGAGCATTGGTTTTTCATGGACCCTAACGATGAAGATGCAAACTCTTCAAGTAGTGTTCCACGGGTTTTGGATGAGAAAGAAGAAACTCTCCTTTCTCTCTTTAACCAATTACCAGAGGCTGAAAAGCTTCGTCTGATTCTGCACACCAAAGCAGTGCTTCATGAAATTGACCATCTAAAGAATGATGTTTTCGACATCATGAACGATTTGAAAAAGTAATCGGTCACCTCCCCCCAAACTAAAAGGCACCCACTGGGTGTTTTTTTAAACCCCAAAAATGCAACCAAAAGTTCTATTTTAGCTTTACACATCGAACCAATGGTTGTATCTTTCCCTTCATCGACAACAAACGCATTGTTGTCAGGTGGTAAATGTTCCGCTGGCCGGCGACAAGGCAGAGGTTGAAATGAGTAAGCAAGGCATCAGAGCCCTGGTCATTTCGGCAGTTATAGGGCTCTTCATCTGGATCGCGTTTTTCAACGCACAGAGGGGATTGTTTCTATGAATGATTTCGCACGCAAACCCGCTCGTCAGCAGGCTGTTCGTTTAAGTCCGCTGTCAGCTTTCATCCGCCGGGTGTGCTACATGCTCGCGCAAAAAGGAGACCCTTCATGAGCACGATATTTGCCCTGGTTCTCACCGTCAGCATGCTGACGGGCGGTAATCAGGATGTCCTGCTCGGCGTTTACGACACTGAAAATGACTGCAAGGCAGCTGCAGAAGAACAACACGTAAAAGCTGAATGTTATCCGCTAAAAGGCGTACTGGACGAGCATCCGGCCGGGTTCACGGTACAAATGTAGGGGGGAAGAATGCAGAAGAAATGCGGTTACTGCCGTAAAGCAATCGAGGGAAAACCAGTGGTTAGCACCCTGTTGTACCTCCAGGGTAACCAGCTCGCACGGAAAGAAAAAGAGTACTGTTCTGAACGCTGCGCCTCTTACGACCAGATGGCGCACGAGGGCTAACGTAAACCCGCCGAAGCGGGCTGTACGTCCGGTGCCACCGACCAAAGTTACACCGGAAATTACCAAAACCAATGACCACCCTAAATGGGCGCTACCAATGGCCCGGGGGATTCTACATCCAAAATAGAGGCTATCACATGGAATATTTTTATCTGATAAAAGCGACTCAAAAATCGGGTAAAGCTGATGCCGTAATCTGGCGCACTAATAAATCAGAAGCTCGCGCCCTTCTGCAACTGGACGTCGATCTGGAAGACGCCGGGATCGAAACAGGCCGCGGCAAAGACTATCAAAAACCAATTCGCACCGATTTCCCGGTATTCAATGACCTTCCGGCGGAGGGTGTTCTCGATTACTCATGGTGCGAACGCTACCAGCTCGGCGACGATGGCCGCACCTGGGCTCTGAAGCCAGGTCAGGCGCCTGCGGAGCATCACATCAATGATGCCGAAGTATCCGCTGAGCCCGTGGAAACTTTCGGTAGCGATGAATACCAGGACGATTCGAGCGCGCTTTTTAACGTGGCAGAACTCCCCTTTCGCGCTCAGTTGCTGGCGCAGTACATGGCTGAAGAACGTCACGTTTATCATATCAGCATGCCTCACCGGCAGGAGCTGTCAGCTCTTGAAATGGACACTGATAACGCAGCAGTCCAGGACCTGATCCTGGCCGCCGAGAATGTCCCTGAAATCAAAAAATACGATATGCCGGCGCTCTGGAAATTCACCAGCGCCAATAAAAAAGTCTTCCCGGAAGGGAAACGACATGAGCTCGGCAAACGTATCCAGTTTGCAAAACTGTGGTTCGCCACGAACGCGATCGACCGCGGCATTCTCACCAGGGAATGGGCTGCCGGTAACTGCATTTCTTCGGTTTTGAAAACCGATGCAGGTACGAATGCTGGCGGCGGTAATAAAACCGATCGCAACCCTGACTACACCCATACCCTTGATACGCTCGATGTAGAAATAGCTCTGGCCACAATGCCAATGGATTTCGATATCTACAATTTCCCGGCATCAATTCACCGCCGGGCCAAAGAGATCGTCCAGAAGAAAGAAAGTCCGTTCAAGGAATGGTCTGCAGCGCTGCGCAAGGTTGCAGGCATCCTGGATTATTCCCGCGCCGCCATTTTTGCCCTTATTCGTGGCGCCACCAGCGACATTCATCATTTCCCGGTAAGTTTGCAGACCTATATCAATGCGAACCTGACCGAGCATAAGCATGACGCCCCTTCTACTGAGACGCTTGAAAAAGCTGGTCATGTTTCATCTGCCGCCGTCACTCTGGACGCTGTGAAAAAGGCTATCGATGGAGATGAAGGTGTGCCTGACCTGGAAACTCTCCCAACTGACTTTCAGGTAATTGGCACCGAACAGGTGAAAGAAGCTCAAAAGAAACGCCCTGACGCTAATCAGGTTCTGGCCCCCGAACGCGGCGAATATGTCGAAGGTATCAGTGACCCCACGGATCCGAAGTGGATAACCGAAGACCTGACCAAACCCAAACAGCCTGAAGTTTCAAACATGGGCAATGATGTTTTTTCGATTGATGGTCTGATGGATAGCCAGCCAGCACCAGCACCAGCACCAGCACTTTCTATCGTGGACCAGGCGCGCCAGCGCGCTGCAGAGGAAAAATTGCATCCAGCTAATTCCGGGGAAACCACCAGCGATGTGCAGATGGAAACGGCTCAGCCGGTCGAAGACGAAAATGATAATGCGGTATCAGCAGGCGAAGGCGCTGATGAGCCTCCTGCGCAAACAATTGCCGTGAACATGAGCAAAATACTGGCTGAACGCTGCCCGGATCTTACCGCCGAAGTGCTGAAAAGCCAGGTTTCCGAGAGTGCTCATAGCGATGAAGAGGAAGAGGCTGAACAAGCAGCACCAGCATGGCCGGAGTATTTCGAGCCTGGTCGATATGAAGGCGTGCCAAATGATGTCTACCACGCCGCTAACGGCATCAGCTCCACGATGGTTAAAGATGCCCGGGTATCGCTGATGTATTTCGAGGCGCGCCACGTATCCAAAACCATCCAGAAGGTGCGCTCTCCTGTTTTGGATATGGGCAATCTGGTGCATGCACTGGCGCTGCAGCCTGTTCAGCTGGAAAAAGAATTCAGTATCGAGCCGGAAATTCCGGAAGGCGCCTTCACCACGACGGCGACGATCCGCGCATTTATCGATGAATACAACAACGGGCTTCCGGTTTTGCTCAGCGCAGAGGACATCAAGAGATTCCTGGAGGAATACAACGCGAACCTGCCCGCCCAGGTTCCCTTGGGTACATCAGTTGAAGAAACCGGCCAGGGTTATATGTCTTTACCTGCTGAGTTCCAGCGCATTGAAGACGGTCAGAAGAAAACCGCCACCGCAATGAAGGCCTGCATCAAAGAATACAACGCCACCCTGCCCGCCCAGGTGAAAACCAGCGGTGGCCGCGATGTCTTACTGGAACAGCTGGCGCTTATTAATCCTGACATGGTTGCTCAGGAAGCACAGAAGGCGCAGCCCCTGAAAGTCTCTGGCACAAAGGCCGATCTGATTCAAGCCGTGAAATCGGTAAAACCGGATGCCGTGTTTGCCGACGAGCTGCTGGATGCATGGCGCGAGAACCCGGAAGGAAAAGTGCTGGTTACCCGCCAGCAGCTGGCTACGGCACTGGCCATTCAGAAAGCACTGTTGAATCACCCTACCGCCGGCAAGTTGTTGACGCACCCGAGCCGTGCCGTCGAGGTGAGCTATTTCGGCATTGATGAGGAAACCGGGCTGGAAGTTCGCGTGCGCCCTGACCTTGAAATAGACATGGGCGGCCTACGCATTGGTGCGGACCTGAAAACCATCAGTATGTGGAACATTAAGCAGGAAGGCCTGCGCGCGAAGCTGCACCGGGAAATCATCGAGCGCGATTACCACCTGAGCGCGGCTATGTACTGCGAAACCGCAGCCCTTGACCAGTTCTTCTGGATATTCGTCAACAAAGACGAGAACTACCACTGGATCGCCATCATCGAGGCATCCGAAGAACTGCTGGAACTCGGCATGCTGGAATATCGCAAAGCAATGCGTGCCATCGCGAACGGTTTCGACACTGGCGAATGGCCGGCGCCGATTACCGAAGACTACACCGAAGAACTTAACGATTTTGATATGCGCCGTCTCGAAGCGCTGCGCGTACAGGCATAAGGGGGAACAGTCATGGAAAACACTAACATTGTTACAGCCGAACAGCAGGCACCAAACACCATTTCAGCTAGCAACGCGATCTTTAACGTTCAGGCTCTCGGTCAGTTAACTGCTTTCGCAAACCTTATGGCTGATTCACAAGTGACAGTGCCAGCTCACCTTGCAGGTAAGCCAGCCGATTGCATGGCCATCGTTATGCAGGCTATGCAGTGGGGCATGAATCCCTATGCAGTCGCGCAAAAAACGCATCTGGTAAACGGCGTGCTCGGATATGAAGCCCAGCTCGTCAACGCGGTAATCGCCAGTTCCAGCGCTATTAACGGTCGATTTCATTATCGCTACGGCGGCGACTGGGAACGTTGCACAAGGACGCAGGAAATTACCAGGGAAAAACACGGTAAAAATGGGAAATACAGCGTTACAGAACGGGTGCGCGGCTGGACTGATGAAGACGAAATCGGGTTATTCGTCCAGGTCGGCGCGATTCTGCGCGGTGAATCAGAAATCACCTGGGGGGAGCCACTTTATCTCTCTGGAGTCGTCACACGTAATTCTCCTTTGTGGGTTTCTAACCCGAAACAGCAGATCGCTTATCTGGGCGTCAAATACTGGGCACGGCTGTATTGCCCGGAAGTCATCCTGGGTGTTTACAGCCCGGATGAAGTTGAACAAAGGACCGAGCGAGAAATAAACCCGGCGCCGGCGCAAAGAATGTCTGTCGCAGAGATCACCAGCGGAACAGACATCACCACCAGCGCGCAGGATTCAGCTCTCAATATTGATTCCCTGGCAGATGATTTCCGTGACCGCATTGAGCGCGCCGAATCGGTCGATGCAGCAAAAGCCATCAGGGCGGATCTGGATAAAGAGAAAGCTGTGTTGGGCACTGTTCTTTTCACCGAACTGAAAGGTAAAGCCGTGCAGCGTTATTTCATGGTAGACGCCCGAAACAAAGTTGAGGCCGCGATCAACTCTCTACCTAATCCCGGAGAACCGGAAGCCGTCGAACTGTTCGCTAAAGCTGAAGGCATTCTCAACGGCGCGAAACGCCACCTCGGTGATGAACTGTATGACCAGTTCCGCATCACCCTGGACGACATGAAACCGGAATACGTGGGTTAACCAGATTGGGAGGGGAAACTCTCCCGATAAAGGAATGTATATGCGATTGATTAACCGAAGCAGACACTCCCCTCTGGGCCGCCAGGCGTGCGATGCGGCACTGGCAAAACACGTTGAGCTTTATGGGGCCTACGGGCGACAGAAAACAAAGAGAACTTATACGGTGGTGGTTCAAGGCTCAAAGATCACTGTAGAAGTTGTTAACAGAAAAAGTAGCTATGTGGCCACAGCCATGAGCTGCGCGCGCCGGCTACACCATCTGCCTGGACAATGTAACTAAGGGGTTTTTATGACCAATACATCTCATAAATCAGATGAAATTTTGATAACCGATGACGTTCTGTCCAGATACAAAATATCGCGCAGCACACTTTATTTCTGGAGCACCCCATCCCGGATGCCCTCTTACTTTGCTCAGCCATTCCCGCAGCCTAAAATAAATGGCAGCCCTAAAAGGTGGAGACTTTCAGACTTGTTGGCCTGGGAAGATAACGTGGGGATCAAACCAGAGGCTGACCAACCAGCTTCTCAAGGTGATCCTGCCAAACAGCAAGCCAGTGACGCTGATCATCCAGATAATCATGCAGGTTATAACGTGCCATGACACCTGCCATATGATGGCCAAGCAGTTTTTCCACAACATGTGGCGGCGCACCTAATTCAGAAAGGCGTGTCGCCACTGTTCGCCTGAGGTCATGGAGAGACCAGGGCTTCATGCCTGTTTTAGCTATAATCTGAGCAGAAAACAGAGCGACGTTGGGTTGTAGTGGCGGTCTGTCATCTTCTGGCCCTCTGTAGCGTGACAGTGTCACAACGTGTTTTGAAACTGACGTTTCCTTCTCTGCTAACATCATTCTTACTACTGCCTCGGGAAGTGCCCTTCTGACCGATTTCCCGGTTTTATAATCGCTTGCCGGAATGGTCCACGTTTGCTCATGGAAATCGAACCACTCCCATCTTGCTGTCCTGATCTCCGTACTCCGGCAGCCAGTCATGATGAGAAACTTCATTATCAGCTGTTGTCTGTACTTCAATTCAGGAAGGATATTCCAAACTGTTTTGATTTCCTCATCACTCAATCTGCGATCTTTGACGGATGCTGTGAGACCTACGTCAGAGCGCCTAAGGCTCTCAATTGGGTTCACATTAATTACCCCTCGATTGGAGCAAAAACGGAACGTACGCTGCATCAGCCCAAGCATCTGACCAGTGACAACTCTTCGCCCCATGCCATCAAAAAGGTTAAGCCAGTGCGCTTTAGTGGTCTGATCAACAATCATGTTCCCCAGCACAGGCGCTATATGGTTATTGAAGTCCCGTCGGTTAACCTTGATTTTCACAAGACCTTCGGGGATGCAGTAATACTTTTCCCAGTAATCGAAAGCCTCTTTAACGGTGAGCGCTTCGACTTTTTTCTGTTTCTCCAGAACTGTTTGCCGTCTCGGATCGAGTCCTTCTGTCAACCAGGCCCTGAACTGCTGTCTACGTTCGCGAGCTTGAGATAAGGAGGTGGTGGGATAATCGCCAATCGTTAGCTGAGCGGCTTTCCCGTTCCATCTGTAGCGGTAAAAGAATGTTATACTGCCGGAAGTAGACAACCGGACATTCAGACCATGGGCGTCCGATATGACCTCGATCTGGTCTCTCTTTTTGCCAAGAGCTTTTCTTAATTTTGTGTCGGTAAGCAA